TGATACAAAAACTGCTGCTCAAGATGCTGTAATTCGTAAGGGTGTTAAAGAACAGCAAATGTACATTATGGCTATTAAGGCACTACAAGAAGCTATGACAGAAATAGAATCTTTAAAATCAAGGATAGAAACACTAGAGGGATAAATGGCAAATACACAAATACAATCCGAACAAATAGCAGACGATGCAGTAACCACTGCTGCAATTGCGGATGATGCTATTACAAGTGCAACCATTGCTGATGATGCAGTCGTAACAGCTTCTATTGCAGATGATGCTATTACCTCTGCTCTTATAGCAGATAATGCGGTTGGAATACCTGCTCTTGCTGTTTCTGATGGTTCTGATGGTCAATTCTTAAAAACAAATGGTAGTGGAACTTTATCTTTTGCTTCAGCAGCAAGCTCTTTTGAATCTTTAACAGAGACTACTGTAGCAACCTCTGATCCAGCAGCAAATACCAATCCATCAACAGGCGTTGGAACACTATGGTTAAATAAAAGCACTGGAAATCTTTGGTGTTGTACTGATGCAACAAGCAATGCAAATTTTTGGACTAATATTGGTAAGGGTAGTTCTGATGTAGGCTTTAGTGCTACAGGCGGAAATAGTACAGTTACTTCTGGCGGTTACAAATATCATGTATTTACAGCAAGCGGAAATTTAGTTGTTGTAGGTAGCAAATCAGCACAAGCACTCATCATCGGTGGTGGTGGTGGTGGTGGAGGCGTTGGATATAATGGCGGTGGCGGAGGAGGAGCTGGCGGTGTTGTTCTAGGAGCTGCTATAAATCTTACAGAACAAACATACTCTATTACTGTTGGAGCTGGCGGAGCAGCTGGAGGAACAGGCTCAGATGGTGGTAATTCAACTTTTCCAGGCGAAACAGTAGCCGTTGGCGGAGGCGGTGGCGGCCAGAGTGGAGCTGGCGGCAATGGGCGTAGCGGCGGTTCTGGTGGCGGAGGTGGTCGTGATTCTGGCGGTTCATCTGGCGGTGCAGGAACTTCAGGTCAAGGTAACGCAGGCGGAAGTACATTAACCTCATGTGGTTCAGCAGGTGGTGGCGGAGGAGCTGGTCAAGCTGGTGTTAATGGAGCATACGACTGTAATAATATGAACGCTACACAATCTGATGGTGGAGATGGTACAAGCGCTTATTCTGCTTGGGGTGCTGCTACAAGCACAGGCGTAAATGAAAGTGGTACCTACTATTATGCAGGAGGTGGTGCTGGTGCGGTTGAAGCACAAACACACTTATATGGCAGAAATGAAGGTGGTTTAGGTGGCGGCGGCATTGGTGCAATGGGATATGACTCAGACGGAACAGCAGGAACAGCTAATACTGGTTCCGGTGGCGGAGGAGGTCAACTTTACGCAGGCAACCAAAGGGCTGCTGGTGCAGGTGGTTCTGGAATTGTTATAGTGAGGTACGCAGTATGATATTTGTAAAAGTTGTAAATGGTCTAGTTGTAGAAAGTATTGTTGCGGATCAAGATTTTATGGATTCTTATATAGATACCACTGCTGGAACGTGGCTAGAGACAAAAGAAGATGGTTCTATAAGAAACATATATGCAGGCGTTGGATTTACTTATGATGCTCAAAACGATGTATTTATTGAACCGCAGCCTTATAACTCGTGGGTGTTAAACAACGAAACTTTTAAATGGCAGCCACCAGTTGCATATCCTAATGATGGTCAACAATATAAGTGGGATGAGAGTTCAGAATCATGGGTTATATATGAACACATACACGAGGAATAATAAATAAATGGCATTAACAAAAATAACATCAGCGATCATAGCAGATGGAGCAATTACAGCTTCAGCAATTACGAATACAAGTATAACTGCAGATAAATTACATACAACTTTAGATCTTACAGGTAAAGCAGTTACAGTTGCAACAGCAACAGCTGGTGATAATGATACGACAGCCGCAAGTACTGCATTCGTATCAACAGCAATTGCAAACCTAGCAGACTCTGCACCAAGTACATTAGATACACTTAATGAATTAGCTGCAGCTTTAGGAGATGATGCAAACTTTAGTACAACAGTCACAAATAGTATAGCAACTAAATTACCTTTAGCAGGTGGAACATTAACAGGCAATTTAATTGGAACTCAAGCCTTTTTTAGTCCCAATACTGCAGGTAAAAATACAATTACTATAACTACTAACGCAAGTGATGATGGTAGAATACTTATAAAATCAGATACCACAGATAAGGTTGATATACAGGCAAATGGGTTAAGTTATTTTAATGGTGGAAACGTGTTGGTGGGTAAAACTGCTGATACTTATAGTGTAGAAGGTATAGCTCTAAGAGGAGATCCTGCTAGTGCAGCAGCTCTTGCTACATTTACTAGAAATGGGGCAAATCCAATTTCTTTAAACAGACTGACAAATGATGGTGATATGTTGGTATTTACTAAAGATGGAACAATAGTTGGAAGTATTGGTACTGAAGCAACAGATATTTATATTGGAACAACCGATACTGGAATTAGATTTAATGATGCAGTAAATGGTGTATTACCTTATAACACATCTTCAGGTCAAACCGATAATACTTTAGATTTAGGCTTTTCTTCTGTAAGATGGAAAGACCTTCACTTAGCTGGAATAGCATCTATTGGCAATTTAAAAATTGGAACAGACCAAGGTACAGACGGGCAAGTACTTACTTCAACAGGTTCAGGAGTAGCTTGGGAAGATGCAGCAGGTGGTGGACCTACATTTAAAGAGGGCGGAACTAATTTCACTAGCTCTATAATTTTAGGTGATAACGCTACTGGAACACTTAATGCAGCTAGTTATAATACTGGTGTGGGTGTAGATGTTTTTGCAGCTCTAACATCGGGTAATCAGAATGTAGCTGTAGGATTTGAAGCAGGTGGAGACATTACAACAGGAATTAAAAATGTTCACATAGGTGCATATGCTGCTTATAGAGCATCAGATGCACAAAATAATACTGCAGTAGGATATGCGTCTTTATCAGCAGCATCAGTAGGCTCTTATAATACTGCTATTGGCGCAGGCGCGTTGGCAGCTAACACTGCAGCTGCTAATACAGCAGTTGGTTATAATGCCCTTTCAACTACAACCACAGCAACACAAGTAACAGCACTAGGACATAGAGCAGGTGAAGATTCAACTGGTAGTTCAAATACTTTTATAGGGTTCTTAGCAGGAGCAGAAAATAGTACAGGAAATCAAAACTGTTTTATTGGAGCTTCAACAGCAGAATCTGGAGTATGTACTGGTCATTCTAACACTGCAGTGGGTGGTAATAATTTTACTGGAATTACATCAGGCTCTCTTAACACTGTTATGGGAGTTCATGCCATGCGTAATTTCCAAACAGGTGAAGGTAATGTTGCAATTGGATATAATGCAAAAAGATTACACTCATCAGGAGACGATGCTGTAGTCGTAGGAAATCATGCAGCTTATAACATGACAACTGGTAGAACAGTTGTTGTGGGTAATGAAGCTTTTTACACAGGAACAAGCACAGATGATTCAGTCTTTATTGGAAACCAAGCAGGTTATAATGTTACTACTGGTTATACAAATGTAATCATTGGAGATAGAGCTGGTGACACTAATCTTACGACTGGATATGCTAATTGCATGGTAGGGTATAAAGCAGGAAGAAGTTGTGGAGGTTTTGCAAATGCTTTTTTTGGCTCAGGTGCAGGAAGTGGCAATACAGGTTCATACAATACCGTTGTTGGTGCAGGTGCTCAAGTAAGTGGCGCAAGCAATGGTGGTATAACAATTGGGTACGGAGCAACATCCGGAGCAGCAGGCACATACGCAACTCTTGGTTATGGTGGTAGCAAATCTTGGATTTCTTTAGGAGCAACTGGTTGGAGTGGAAGTTCAGACGAAAGATTAAAAGAAAATATACGACCAAGTGAAGCAGGACTTGCGTTTATAAATGATTTAAAACCAGTTAATTTTGATTGGAGAAAGAAAAAAGACATTGATGCTGAATTATCAAATCATAAATCTGACTCAGACGAAAGGTATGAGAAAGATAATCCAATAGGAAAAATTGGATTTATTGCACAGGATGTTAAAGAAGCACTAGACAATCATCCTGAGGTTATATCACATTTATGGGAAGAACAAGAAGATGGTACACAGGCATTAACACCTAATGAATTAATACCTATGTTAGTAAAAGCCGTACAAGAACTTTCGGCTAAAGTAGAGGAATTACAAAATGGCTAAAACAGTTGAACAAGTACTTACAGGTGCAGATGATTCTGTAACTTTAATTAATCAAATTAATGATGGCGACCTTTCATATTTCATGGAAGGTCACACGCAACAAATTGTAAATCGTAGAGTACAAGAAAATGTAGAGTATTTAGAAATTGTATTAGCTATGGCACCAATAGATGATGAGGATCCTACACCTGATGTAGCAGGCTCATCAGCAGATAAAACAAGTTACACAACAGCAATTGCAACAGGCAAACAATACATAACGGATAATAGCTAATGACAACAAAAGTAAAATTAATCGCAGATGGAGCTATAACACCTGATCAGATTACTCTGACAACTGCAAGTGCGGGGACAAATACAACTGCTCCTGCAACGACTGCTTTTGTTCAACAGGAAATAACAGCATTAGTTGATAGTTCACCAGCTGCATTAAACACACTCAATGAATTAGCTGCAGCTTTAGGCGATGATGCAAACTTTAGTACAACCGTTACCAATAGTATTGCATTGAAAGCTCCTCTAGCAAGTCCAACATTTACTGGAACAGTAGAGATACCTAACCTAACAATAAGTAGTGCACAAGGATCTGATGGCCAAGTTTTAACATCAACAGGCTCAGGTATTGCTTGGGAAGATGCTGCAGGTGGAGGAGTAGATGGTATAGTATCAAGTGCAGATGCTACTGCTATTACAATTGACAGTTCAGAGAATGTTGGAATTGGTACAGGTAGTCCTCAAAGAAAACTAGATGTATTAGGTACTGGTGTTTTATTTGCTAACACTAGTGGTACACACGAAATTTTATTTGGAGATACTGCTCATAGGTACTTCGGTCTTTACACACCTAGCTCTCCGAATTATATGTCAATTAGAACAGGTACTACAGAATTATTAACTGTTACCTCAGCTGGAAATGTTGGAATTGGGACTTCTAGTCCATCAACAGACCTTCATATAAAGAGTACAGACCAAAATGCTTTAACAGTAGAAACTGATACAGCAGTTAACCAAATACATTTATCAAACAGCACTAACTCACCAACATATATTACACAAGATTCATATGTCTTAAAATTAAAAGCTGATGATAATGCTTGGGGTGGCACAGCATCGGGCATACATTTTAGAGTAAAAAATGCAGAATATGCAAGGGTTACTCCTAAGGGTTTAAGTATAGGAGACACAGACGGAGATTATGAAAATAGAAACGGTTCTGAAGGTCTTCATGTAAAAAGAGGTGGTATTTTAATGAATGGGCCTCCTGGCGATGCTAATATGAGTAGTGATACTAATGGCAATCAATGGACTTATCATGGACAAGGTGGTAGAGGCGGCAATTTTACAAGTGTGTATTTTTCAATACCAAATCCAAATACTGGAGCAAGTGGAGTTGGTTATGGTGGTTTTTCTGTAGAATTTTATATAGCAGGATATAATTCTAAATATCATAGTGGTCATTATTCGGGATATGTAAATAATGGCATAACACAAAGTGCAGCAGCTTTCTATGCAACTTCCGGAAGTGCTAGTATAGCAGCTGTTTCTGTTGGGTCGCAAGGATTTAAAATTACAGTAAGTTTTCCAAGTATGACTCACCCTACAGCTAAGTTTGTTGTAAACAAAGGTGGACACGGTGGTTCTGCAGGTAATACTGCTTATACAGATATGTCAGGAGCACAAATAGGATGGGCATAAAAGGAGAAATAAGATGACATTTACATGGGTAGTGGATATATCAGAACTAGTTCCGTGGAACAAGAATAGCAGAAAAAGAGATATAATTAGACAAATAACATTTAAAATAAGAGGAACGGACAGCAGAGGGCATTACTCAGAAGCTGGTGGTTGCGTTGCTTTTGATGATAATAATCTTTCTGATTCCTTTTCGAGTGTAGAAGATGTAACAGATGCACAACTACAAAGTTGGGTAGAAGCATTTTTAGGAGCTGAAAAAATACAAGAAATGAAAGATGAAATTACAGTGATAGTAAATTCATTACCAGATGACTGGACAGTAGTTCCGGAACAACTTTAATAAGATATTAATCCTAATTGAAGTGTAAACTATTATAAATAGAACTATAATAGGAATTAATTATGGCAGCTCCAAATAGTAAACAAACTTTTATAGATTATTGCTTAAGATCATTAGGCGCACCTGTAATAGAAATCAATGTTGACGATGATCAAATCGATGATAGAGTAGATGAAGCTCTACAATTTTATCAGCATTATCATGCAGATTCTATAGAAAAATTTTATCTAAAACATAAAGTCACTAATTCATCTTTAACACTCACTGCTGCAGTTGCAGGAAATTTTAGTGTAGGTGAAACTATTACTGGAGGTACTTCAGGTGCTAAAGCAGTAGTTAAAACAGCCACTGGAACTAAAATAACATATAATGCATTAGTAGATTCTAATACTGCTTTTGCTGTTGGAGATGTAATTACTGGTGGAACAACTAGTGCTACAGGAACAATAGCTTCTAATGGAATATCAAAAGGCGATATAGAGAATCGTTATATACCAATCAATGACTTAATTACAGATGTTGTAAGAGTTATGCCAATTAGAGATTCTGTATCTTCAAGTGATATGTTTGATATAAGATATCAAATACATTTAAATGATATATACTCAGTTGGTTTTATGGGTAATTTAACTGAATATGTGATGTCACAACAATTCTTATCGCTCTTAGATTTAGTTATAGATTCTGATCAAAAACATATAAACTTTGATAAACATAAAAATCAATTAGATGTTTTTATGGATTGGGATGAAGAAGTAGATGTTGATGATTATTTAGTAGTAGAATGTTATAGAATTATCGATCCAAATACTTACACCGATGTTTATAACGATTACTTCTTAAAGAGATATGCGACAGCATTGATTAAAAGACAGTGGGGAACTAATCTAATTAAATTTGAAGGTATGGTAATGCCAGGTGGCGTAACATTTAATGGACGTCAAATATTTGACGACGCAAATGAAGAAATAGAAAAATTAGAAGAAGAGGCTAGACTTAATTGGGAACAGCCAGTCGACTTCATGACAGGATAAAAAATGCCGAGAAATGTATATTTTTCTCAGGCCGTAAAATCTGAACAGAATCTTTACGAAGACCTGATAATAGAATCATTGGGAATATATGGACAAGACGTCTATTATATTCCACGCACTCTTGTAAATCGTGATAATGTTTTAAACGAAGATCCAGCATCTAGTTTTGATGATGCTTATTTACTTGAAATGTATATTGAAAATAATGAAGGGTTTGAAGGATCTGGAGATTTATATTCTAAATTTGGTTTAGAAATAAGAGACGAAGCTACATTTATAGTATCACGCAGACGATGGGATACTCGTGTAGGAGTATTTGATGACAACCAAGTAGATCCAAGACCACAGGAAGGAGATTTAATCTTCTTGCCTATGACAAATAGTTTCTTTGAAATTTCATTTGTAGAAGACGATCAACCGTTTTATCAACTATCAAATTTACCAGTATACAAGATGACATGTTCATTATTTGAATATAATGATGAAGATTTTGAAACTGGTATTACATCGATAGATGATTCAACTGCAGAAGTTGCTTATCAAATACCTATGGAAATTGCTATTAGTGGCGGTAATCATTTTAGTGTTGGTGAAATAGTAGAACAAACAATCAGTCAAGATATTGCAGCTAAAACTTATGCCGTAACTGTTGCAAATAGTAAATTTTATTTAGATAATGATATACATCCAAATAAAACATTATCAATAGGTTCAACTGTAACATTTGATTTATCAGATGCAAGTAATGCTACTCATAACTTTAAATTTAGTACTACTGCTAATGGTTCACATGCAAGTGGCGCTGAATATACAACTGGAGTTACAGTCACTGGTACTCCTGGACAAGCTGGAGCAAAAGTAGTTATTGTAGTAAGTTCATCAACACCTACAACATTATATTACTATTGTTCAAACCATAGTGGTATGGGCGGAACAGCAGTACTTACATCTGCAGTTGTATCTCCTGTAAAAATATTTGGTGAAGTACAACAAAGAACTAAAGCTTCAAATGTTCTTAGTAAAATATGGGTAAGTAATATAGGCACATCAGGATCCTCAGATGCAAAAGAATTTGTAAAAGATGGAACATTAACTGGAAGAACAACAGGTTATACTGGAACAATATCAGTTATACGTAGTGACATTACAGATACTACAGGAGTAACTTGGGCTACAGATGAGGCTGCTCAAAATATTGATTTTGAATTAGATGCTGATGGATTTATTGATTTTTCAGAATCAAATCCATTTGGTGATCCATCGGAGACATACTAATGTTTGGAGATCATTTTTATCACGCAACAATGAGAAAATCAGTTGCTGTTTTTGGTACGCTATTTAATAATTTAAAAGTAGCAAGAAAAGCTGCAGATGGAAGTGTATTAAATCAAGTAAGAGTTCCATTAGCTTATGGACCTAAAGCAAAATTCTTATCTCGTTTAGATCAGGAAACTGGTAGAGACGCTACTATGGCAATTAAATTACCAAGAATGGGATTTGAAATTACGGGTTTAACTTTAGATACAAGTCAAAAAATGCCTAAAAGAAATGTAATATCAGAAACGCATGCTTCAGATGTAACTAAAAAGAAAACAATTAAACATTATACTTCATATGATATTGGAATGTCATTATATATTATGGTAAAAAATCAAGATGATGGACTACAAATAGTCGAACAAATTCTTCCTTATTTTCAGCCAGAGTATAGCGTAACAATTACTCCTGTATCTGGATTTAATTATAAGCAAGATGTTTCAGTTATATTAGGTGGTGTTCAAATAGAGGATCAGTATGAAGGAGACTTTACTGAAAGGCGTGTATTAATTTATCAATTAGACTTTACAATGAAAATGAAGTTCTTTGGACCTACAGGAGATAGCGCTATTATACGCGAAGTTAATATTGATTTTCATGATAAAGATTTAACAACACAATTGTTTGAGGAAATGGACTTTACTGTTGGAGCTACAGATACGGCAGATAGCTTTACAATAACAGAAACCATAACACAAGATGGTACCGAATAATGGATAAAAAAGAAAAAATAGTAGCAAAATTAGAAAAGAATTTGCCAGTAGTTAAAAAAGATAGACCACTAAAACTTGATAAAGATATAAAAGATGATTATGAATTTTCTCGTAAAACATATAAAGATCTTATATACACAGGTACAAGATCTATGGATGTGCTTGCTGAGTTAGCAAGAGAATCAGAACACCCAAGAGCGTTTGAGGTATTATCTCAAACAATTAAAAATCTTGGTGATGTAACTAAAAACTTAATGGACCTTCAAAAAAGTAAGCAAGACTTAACTAAAGACGAAAGGGAAGAAGCTAAACAAGTGACAAATAATAATATGTTTGTAGGAAGTACAACTGATTTACAAAGATTATTATTAAAAAAAGATAATGTAATAGTAGATGGCGACGTTAAAAAATAATGAATTCGGTTATCTAGGTAATCCAAACGTCAAGAGAGATGGCGTCCAAACTGAATTTAGTAAAGAAGAAGTCCTAGAATATCAAAAATGTATGCAAGATCCTGCATACTTTGCCCGCACTTATATAAAAATTATTTCTTTAGATGAAGGATTAGTTGATTTTGATTTATATCCATATCAAGAAAAAATGTTTCAGCATTTTCATGAAAATCGTTTTAGTATTGTATTAGCATGTAGACAAAGCGGTAAGTCAATATCATCAGTTGTATATCTCTTATGGTATGCATGTTTTCATCCAGAAAAAACAATAGCTATATTAGCTAACAAAGGTGCTGTTGCAAGAGAAATGTTAGCACGTATAACATTAGCTTTAGAAAATTTGCCGTTCTTTTTACAACCAGGCTGCAAAGCATTAAATAAAGGATCAGTTGAGTTTAGTAATAATTCTAGAATAATAGCATCAGCTACAACTGGTAGTTCTATTCGTGGTCTTTCAATTAACTTATTATTCTTAGATGAGTTTGCATTTGTTGAAAATGATGCTCAATTTTATACTTCAACTTATCCTGTTGTATCAGCTGGTAAAGATGCTCAAATTATTATTACATCAACAGCTAACGGTATAGGTAATGTATACCATAAGTTATGGGAAGGTGCTGTACAAAATACAAATGAATTTAAACCATTTAGAGTAGATTGGTGGGATGTACCAGGTAGAGATGAAAAATGGAAAGAAGAAACAGTTAATAATACATCTGAGTTGCAGTTTGAACAAGAATTTGGTAATACGTTCCATGGAAGAGGCAACACATTAATAGATGCTAATTATTTACTGGCTCAAGTAAGTATAGAACCTGAGTTTATTAAGGAGAATGTTTTTATATATAAGCAACCAATAGAAGATCATGAATATGTCATGACAGTAGATGTTGCAAAAGGAAGACAACAAGATTATAGCACATTTACAATAATAGATGTATCATCAAAACAATTTGAACAAGTTGCAATTTTTAGAGATAATAATATATCTCCAATGTTATTGCCAGATATTATATACAAATATGCTAATTTTTATAATATGGCTTATACCATTGTAGAAAGTAATGACCAAGGTTCAGTTGTTTGTAATGGATTATATTACGATTTAGAATACGAAAATATGTTTGTTGAATCAAGCGTAAAGGCAGATGCTCTTGGTGTTAATATGACTAAAAGAGTAAAAAGGATTGGTTGTTCAGCTATAAAAGATTTAATTGAACAGAAAAAATTAAAAATTAATGATGCACAAACAATTTTAGAGATGAGTACTTTTGTAAGTAGAGGAAATAGCTTTATGGCTATTGCTCCAAACCATGATGATTTAATGATGAACTTAGTATTGTTTGCCTGGTTTACTTCTACAGATGTATTTGAAGCTCTAACAAATATTGATATGAAAGATATGTTATATAGGGAAAGATTAAAAGCAATTCAAGATGATATGTTACCATTCGGTTATGTAGAAAGTATTAATTATGATAATAAAGAACAAGGTGTAAAAGGTGATGATGGTAATATATGGTTTGAATCTGAATGGACAGGACGCAACATCTAATGAAGATTACTTTATTATAAATAATACTATTGAATATTCGTATTATGAAACATATTAACTAACTCAAACATAGAGGACAAAGCGATGGCATTTCAAGTATCACCAGGCGTTCAGGTCAATGAGATCGACGCTACGAATGTAGTCCCAGCAGTATCAACCAGCATTGGTGGATTTGCAGGCTCGTTCAACTGGGGTCCTGTGGAGCAAATAATGACAGTAAGTTCTGAAAATGAACTTGCCGAGAAATTTGGTGCACCGGACGACAATACAGCAAAATACTTTTTAGTAGCAGCGTCATTCTTAAAGTATGGAAACGCACTAAAAGTAGTTCGAGTAGCATCCGGTCACGACAACGCGACTGCAGATGGTTCAGGACAGCTGATAAAGAATGAAGATGACTATGATAATAATTACGCTGACGGTAGTCTAAGTAAGGGTAACTGGGTAGCTAAATATCCAGGCGTGTTAGGTAATAGCTTAAAAGTATCAATGGTTACACAGGGTATTACATCCTTTTCAGGGTGGACATATTCTGCTAATTTTGATGCTGCACCAGGGACATCACAATATGCGATAGACCTAGGTAAAACTTCTGCAAACGACGAACTGCATGTAGCAGTTGTTGATGAAGATGGAGCTATATCTGGTACACCAGGAACAGTATTAGAAACATTCGCATTTGTATCGCAAGGTTCAGATGCTAAAAATTCTGATGGTACATCAAACTTTTATAAGGATGTGATTAATTCACAATCCGAATATATTTGGTGGGCTGATCATGATACAAGTTTATCTGATGCTGGAGAAACATTAGCTTCTCAATCCGGATCAATGACAACCAATAACGCAGCTATCGAACATTCACTTGCGGGTGGATCGGACGATAATGCTCCAACAACTGGAGAGATCGCATTAGGATATGATCTTTTAGAAGATGCAGACACTGTAGATGTAAATCTATTATTTGCTACTCCTGACGCCAATGGCGCAGAGACAATAGCAGAAGATTTAATAGCTATTGTTAACGCAAGAAAAGATTGTATGGCTTTTGTATCTCCACCATTAGAAGACACAGTAGGTAGTTCAACTCCTGCAGCTGATGTGAAAGCATTTGCTGATGGTTTAACATCTACATCTTACGCTTCTGTTGACTCAACAGCTTTATATGTATACGACAAATATAACGACGTATACAGATATATTGGAGCTGCAGGTCATCATGCAGGACTTTGCGCTAACACAGACAATGTGGCAGATGCATGGTTCTCTCCAGCAGGCGTAAATAGAGGTCAACTTCTTGGAGTAACTAAATTAGCATTTAATCCTAAGAAAGCAGACAGAGATACTCTTTATAAAGCAAGAGTCAATCCTATAGTATCATTACCTGGACAAGGTACTTTACTATTTGGGGACAAAACTTTATTAAGTAGACCTTCAGCATTCGACAGAATAAATGTACGTAGACTCTTTATTGCATTAGAGAAAGCGGTTAGCACAGCAGCTAAAGCGCAACTCTTCGAATTTAACGACGAATTTACAAGAGCACAGTTCAGAAACTTAGTTGAACCGTTCTTGAGAGACGTCAAAGGAAGACGTGGACTCACAGACTTTTTAGTAATCTGTGATCAAACTAACAACACAAGTCAAGTGGTTGATGGTAATAAATTTGTAGCTGATATTTTTATCAAGCCAAACAGATCTATTAACTTCATAACATTGAACTTTGTAGCAACCCGATCCGGAGTAGAATTCTCCGAGATTGCAGGTTCATAGGAGGATAAGACATGGCAATTTTAGGTGTAGATGATTTTAAATCTAAACTAGTAGGCGGTGGAGCAAGATCCAACCTTTTTAAGGTAACTATGAACTATCCAAGTTATGCGCAAGGTGATGTAGAACTTACATCATTTATGTGTAAAACAGCTCAAATGCCTTCTTCAGTAATTGAACCTATCCCTGTTTTATTCAGAGGTAGAACACTTCAAATAGCTGGAGACAGAACATTTGAACCTTGGACAATCACAGTCATTAATGACGTTGGGTTTGAAGTTCGTAACTCGATGGAACGTCGGATGAATGGTATTAATAATCATAATGAAAATACAGGATTATCAAATCCTACTGATTACCAAGCTGATGCAATTGTTGAACAATTGGATAAAGAAGGTAACCCAACTAAGAGATATGATTTTAGAGGATTATTTCCTACTAATATTTCTGAAATTGAAGTAAGTTATGATTCAGAAAATACTATTGAAGAGTTCACAGTAGAATTCCAGTTACAATACTGGGAATCTAACACTACTTCGTAGGTATATAAATAATATTAGACGAGGGGATGTAATGTCCCCTCCGATAATGTGAGGAAAAAATATGGCCGAATTTTTTGGTTTTGAAATCAATAGAAAAAAAGATAAAGAAGACGATAAGAAATTACCGTCTTTTGTACCGAGAACGGACGAAGACGGCGCTGGTGTAATACAGGCCGGAGGTCATTTTGGTGCATATATTGATATGGACGGCGATAAGGCCAAGAATGATAATGATCTTATAATGAAATACAGAGATATAGCTTCACAGCCCGAATGCGATGCTGCAGTAGAAGATATTATTAATGAATCAATTGTTGGTGACAATGATGATTCACCTGTTAACGTTATATTAGATGAATTAGAAGTTTCAGATAAAATTAAAGAATCAATAAAAAATGAATTTGAAGCGATTCTTTCAATGCTTAACTTTAATAGTTATGCACATGATATATTTAGAAGATGGTATGTAGATGGTAGATTACCTTATCATATTATCGTAGATACAAGTAATACTAAAAAAGGTATACAAGAATTAAGATATATCGATCCTACTAAATTACGTAAAGTAAAAGAGATCGAAGAAAAAACAGATCCTAAAACAGGAGCTAAACTTATTAAGAAAGTAGATGAATACTTTATGTTCCAAGATAAAGGAACAGTTGGTGCTAATCAAGGTCTTAAAATATATCCAGATGCAATTGCATATTGTACATCAGGTATAATGGATCCAAGTAGAAAAAGAATACTTTCTTATTTACATAAAGCATTAAAGCCAGTGAATCAACTTAGAATGATGGAAGATTCATTGGTTATATACAGAATATCACGTGCCCCAGAACGTAGGATATTTTATATTGATGTTGGTAACTTACCAAAAGGTAAAGCCGAAGAATACCTAAGAGGTATTATGAATCAATATAGAAACAAATTGGTATATGATGCTAAGACTGGTGATATCAAAGATGATCGAAAACATATGAGTATGTTAGAAGATTTCTTCTTACCAAGACGAGAAGGTGGAAGAGGTACTGAAATCACTACGCTACCAGGCGGCGAGAACTTAGGACAAATAGATGATATTATATATTTTCAAAAGAAACTATATAAATCACTTAATGTTCCAACTGATCGTTTAGAACAAGAGTCCGGATTCAATCTTGGCAGAACAGCAGAGATTACACGAGACGAAGTAAAGTTTAAGAAGTTCATAGATAGATTAAGAAAAAGATTTTCTGATTTGTTTATGCAACTATTAAAAACTCAACTCTTACTCAAAGGCATCATTACAAAAGATGATTGGAAGATTTGGAAAGAAAAAATTGTATTCAATTTTATTGAAGATAATTATTTCTCAGAATTAAAACAAGCAGAAATGATGAGAGAAAGATTTGATATGTTATCATCTTTAGATGAATACGTTGGTAAATATATATCCAATGAGTGGATACGTAAAAACGTACTTAGATTTAGTGATGACGAGCTGGAGGAAATTGAGAAACAAATTGATCAGGAAACCAAAGCTGGTAAACTTGATGCTCCAGACGATGAGGACCCTCGCTGGGACGATTAATTTTATAAATATATAAACAAGGATTTTAAAAATGGCAATTAATGAATTGATTAAAAACTTAAATGATGGCGATAACGTAAAGGCTAATAAAGAGTTTAATACTCTTATGGCTGACAAAATGGCCGCAGCTCTTGATGCTAAGAAGATAGAAATAGCATCAGGAATGGTTCAGCGTAAAGTCGCTGAGAAAGAAAACGAAACACAAGGATAATAATCCATGCTATCATTTGTTGAGCTGAGAGAAAAAGTTAAACTTGCAAGCGGAGAAAAGAAAATTAAGTCTTTTAAAGCTGGTAAGAAAAAAGATAAAGAAGTTGTACTTGCTAAAAAAGGTACAAAATTTTCTGTGTATGTAGATGGAGAACTTCTAGACAATAACTATAAGAATCAGAAAGAAGCTGAAAAAGCTGCAGATGATATGCTAAAATTACTAGGTATCTAAATGAAATTAATAACAGAATACGTAGAAAACAATTTAGAAACGATTTGCGAAGCCAAAAAAGATGGAACTAAGAACTATTACATCGAAGGCGTATTTATGCAATCGGAAAAAAAGAACAGAAACGGCCGTATCTACACAAAAGAAAGTCTTGAAAAGGCTGTAGAAAAATACGTAACCGAACAAGTTAAAACAGGAAGAGCTGTTGGAGAGTTAAATCATCCAGAAGGACCAACAGTAAACCTGGATAAAGTTTCGCACAAAATCACAGATCTGCATTGGCAGGGAAATGATGTTGTAGGAAAGGCATCAATCTTAAAGACTCCTATGGGTCAGATCGTCGAAGGTCTGCTCGAAGGTGGAGTTAAGCTTGGTGTATCAAGTCGTGGTATGGGAAGTCTTGTACAGAAGAATGGCGCTCAATATGTGGGAGATGACTTTATGTTATCAACTGTAGATATTGTTCAAGACCCTTCAGCTCCAAGTGCATTTGTAAATGGAGTTATGGAAGGTGTTGAATGGGTATGGGATAATGGGCTAATTCGTCAACAAGATATTGAAGTAATTGAGACTGAAATCAAGACAGCAAAGAATCCAACATCGCCAGATGTTGAAATAAGAGCTTTTAAAAATTTCCTCTCTAAATTAAATCTAAAATCATAGGAGAATACTATGTCAGACGACGTTTTAAACAATGCTGAAGAAGTAGTAGAAACTGTTGAAGAAGAGCAACTTCAAGAATCTGAAGAGCTCGTTGAAAATGAAACAATTTTAGACGAGGAAGAAGAAGAAACTGAAGAAACTCTTGATGAGACTTATGGCAAGAAAAAAGTTAATGCCATGAAGAAACACGAAGACGCTGAAGAAGATGAAGACGAAGACGAAGAAGAGGAGATGAAAGAAGCTGCTCCTAAAGTCGAGACTCCAAAAACTAAAGCTGGTGTTATTCAAGCAGCAGTTGAAATGCTTAAAAAGGCTAAAAAAGAAGACGCGCAAAAAATGTTTGCTAAGTTAGTAACTATTGATGGTGAAGAAGATTCAGTGAAATCAGCTGATGCTGCTAAAGATGGCGGTGTTAAGAAGGTTGCAGATCCTAAAGCGAAAGCTAAAGTTGAAGCAATTGATTTTGATGAAGATTTGGATACAATCATCAAAGAAGAAGCTACACTCAGCGAAGGATTCCGTGATAAAGCATCTGTCATTTTTGAGGCAGTACTTACAAGTAAGTTAACTCAAGAAATTGATAGGCTAGAAGCAGAATATGCGCAAAATTTAGAAGAAGAAGTATCAGAAGTACAATCTTCATTAGTAGAGAAGGTAGATTCATACCTTAACTACGTAGTTGAAGGATGGATGAAAGATAATGAACTTGCAGTTCAACAAGGTCTTAGGACTGAAATTGCTGAAGAGTTTATGACTTCACTTCAGTCAGTGTTCAAAGAACACTACATCGAAGTACCTGAAGTTAAAGAAGACTTAGTTGATGAACTCAACGAACAAGTCACTGAGCTAGAAGAGACTTTAAATAAAACCACAGATGATAATATCAAATTACATGAAGCTGTTCAAAACTTTGAAAAGCAAGAAGTAGTAAGAGAACAATCATCAGGGCTTGCAGAAACTGAAGCTGAGAAATTAGCATCATTAGTAGAAGATATCGAATTCGATAACAAAGAAACTTTCGAAATGAAAGTAAAAACTGTTAAAGAGTCATACTTCAAAAATGAGACTGACGAATCAGTGGACGAAGTTGATAGTCTTTTAGGCGAAGATAATATTTCAGAAGAAGTATCATCAGAGTCTATGTCTAAATACACTCAAGCTATAACTAATTTCACAAAGTAAATATAGGGGAAAACAGAAATGTTTCAAGCAGATAAAAACTTAATGGAAAAATGGGGTCCTGTTCTCGATCACGAGTCAGCTCCTGAAATTTCCGACAGATACAAGAAAGCTGTAACAGCTAGATTGTTAGAAAACCAAGAGGTTGCCCTACAAGAAGAAAGAGCTCAAGCACAAGGAAATTATATTTCTGAAGCTGCAGCGCCAAATAACATTGGTGGTGGAAGTATTGGAACTTTTGATCCAGTATTAATCTCTTTAGTTCGTAGAGCTATGCCTAACTTAATTGCTTATGATATCGCTGGCGTTCAGCCAATGAGTGGTCCTACAGGACTTATCTTTGCAATGAAATCAAAATACTCAACTCAGGGCGGAACAGAAGCTCTATTTGACGAAGCTGATACTGACTTCTCAGGAACAGGTACTCATCAAGCTGACCCAACAGGTCTAGTAGGTGTTACTGATGCTGATACAGACGGTACAATAGCAGACGAAGCTGACACAGTGTCAACACACGGTTCAGGTCTTGCTACATCAGCTGCAGAAAGATTGGGAGTCGGCGAGTCCGGCGACGGTTCTTTCGGCGAAATGGCTTTTTCAATTGAGAAATCAACTGTAACAGCTAAGTCAAGAGCTCTAAAAGCTGAGTACACAATGGAATTAGCACAAGACCTTAAAGCAATCCACGGATTGGATGCTGAAGGCGAATTGGCTAATATCCTTTCAGCTGAAATCTTGGCTGAAATCAACAGAGAAGTTGTAAGAACAATTTTAACAAAAGCTAAAATTGGTGCTCTTCAAACTTCTACTGCTGTAAGTGGTATTTTTGATGTTAACACAGACTCAGATGGAAGATGGATGGTAGAAAGATTTAAAGGTCTTATCATGCAGATTGAGAGAGAATGTAACATAATCGCTAAAGAAACAAGACGTGGAAAAGGTAACTTTGTTATCTGTTCTTCAGACGTTGCTTCAGCTTTAGCTGCCGCTGGCATGCTAGATTACACACCTGCTTTAAGTGCAAACTTAAACGTTGATGATACTGGTAATACTTTTGCTGGTCTTCTAAATGGAAGAATCAAGGTGTACATCGATCCATATGCAACTACTGACTTCGTTTGTGTTGGATATAGAGGAACTAACCCGTATGATGCTGGTATGTTCTATTGTCCTTACGTACCTTTAACAATGGTTAAAGCAGTGGGTGAGAACGATTTCCAACCAAGAATGGGATTCAAAACAAGATACGGTATGGTTGCAAATCCATTCGTAGCTGCTGATGGCACAGGTACTAACCGTGCTAACCAGTACTTTAGAATCTTCAGAGTTGACGACATCATGGTGTAAGCCAGAGTTAAACACTCATCTTAAAGGGGTCTTTTTAGACCCCTTTTCTTTATCTTAACATTTTAAGGTGTATAAATAGATATATGGCAACATTAACTACAAATAAGAATTTCTTAAGCCCAGTAGGGTTTCAATTTAAAATTGACAGTACTACATATCCTAACTTAGAGTATTTTGCAGTAGGAGCTACATTACCAGGTATCTCAGTTAATCAAACTGAGCAAGGGTATCGCGGAGTCACATTAGGATTTACAGGTGATAGGCTCGAATTTGAAGACTTAGCTTTAAGAGTTAACGTTACAGAAAACTTAGAAAACTATATTGAAACTCTCGATTGGATGCACAATATAGCTCAATCTACAAATGCAGAAGATTTTAAAGTTGACGCTACCCTTTTAATACTAACTTCTCATAATAATGTTATAAAAGAAGTATTGTTTAAAGATGTATTTCCAACAAGTATGTCTGCAATAGAATTTGACGCTCAAGCAGAGAGTATCGAATATGTGCAAATGGATGTAACTTTTGCATACACCAATTTTGAATTTAAATAAAAATACCTTTACATTTTCACTAAAGTATGGTATAATATATACATGAATAATTTACAACAAATCTTAGATATGTGGAAAACTGATTCCATTATAGATGAAATGAATCTAGATGAGACATCAAGAGACTCCGCTAAACTTCACGGCAAATATTTAGAACTTTTATCAGTTAATAGAATGAAACTTAAAAAGGCTGAACTTGATTTTAAAGTTTTGCTTAAAGACAAGTGGCTACATTATAATGGCAAAATGTCAAAAGAAGAAATTGATGAGAAAGGTTGGGATTATGATCCTTTAAATGGTCTTACAGTTTTAAAAGGCGATATGGACAGATACTATGATGCTGATCCATTAATTCAAGAACATCAAGCTAAGATACAATACCTAGAAGAAGTTTGTGCTACTTTAAAAGAAATATTAGAGAATGTCAAATGGAGACATCAGAATATAAAGAACATGATTGAGTGGAGAAAGTTTACTAGTGGTATCTAAATTTTGGACTATATGGAAATACTCTATAGGTTCATTTAGTGACGATAAAACAGAAGATTACGATAACTATGTTGCTGTAATAAGAACCTTTGTTGTTTTAGTAAACGTTGTATGCGCTTTTTTTATTATAGGAAATATTATACATAATTGGTAATATGGAAACCATTACTATTCAAAAGAAGAACGAAGTCTTCTTAAACATACAAACCGACCCGTCTATTGAAATGGAATTATCAGAGCATTTCCAATTCTTTGTGCCTGGGTATAAATTTATGCCAGCATATCGTAATCGTATGTGGGACGGTAAAATAAGATTATTTGATAGTAGAAAGAAAACATTATACTGCGGACTTCACAAATATTTGCGTGAGTTTTGTGACGTGAGGGATTATAAGTTAGAAGTGATAGAATCGCCGCAATATGGTGCACTCGAATCATCCCTCAGCCCTGACCTAGAAGGCCTATTATCAAATCTGTCCCTTTCTGTGAACGGAGTTGATATAATACCTAGACAATATCAATTGGAGGGACTCTCGCACACACTTTCTCAAGAGAAATCCTTACTGTTATCACCAACTGCTTCTGGGAAGAGTTTAATCATATATTTAGCTATAAGATATTACCTAGATGTTTTTGATGGTAACGTTTTGCTGATAGTACCTACGACATCATTGGTAGAGCAAATGTACTCTGATTTCGGAGACTACTCTCGTAAGGATACATGGTCTCATGAAGAAAACTGTCATAGAATATATTCTGGCCGAGAAAAAATTGGAGTATCTCAAAGAATTATTATATCCACTTGGCAATCAATATATAAATTACCAGCAAGTTGGTTTAATAGTTTTGGTATGGTCATAGGAGACGAAGCACATAACTTTAAAGCAAAATCATTAACAAGTATATTAGAGAAATGTACAGAAGCAAAATATCGTATTGGTACTACTGGAACATTAGATGGAACTCAAACACATCAATTAGTATTAGAAGGATTGTTTGGTCCAGTATATAAAGTAACTACTACAAAAGAGTTAATGGACAATGACGATCTGGCTCAATTAAATATAGATATATTAATACTTAAATATAAAGAAGAGTATTGCAAACAGATAGTAAAAGAGAAATATCAACAAGAGTTAGATTTTATTGTAAGGTACGAACCAAGAAACAAATTTATAAGTAATTTAGCATTAGATCAAAAAGGCAATACTTTAATATTGTTTAATTACGTAGACAAGCATGGTAAACCATTGCATTCATTATTACAAACAAAGATGCCAGATAAGAGAAAACTCTTTTACGTATCAGGAGAAACAGATGTTGACACAAGAGAATCAGTCCGTGAGATTACCGAGAAAGAGAAAGACGCAATTATCGTTGCAAGTATTGGGACTTTTTCTACTGGTATTAACATTCGCAATTTACATAACATCATCTTTGCTAGCCCAAGTAAAAGCCAAATTAGAGTACTTCAATCGATCGGAAGAGGGTTGAGGAAGAGTGAAGATGGAACAGATACTAAGATATATGATATAGCAGATGACTTACATTGGAAGACACAAAAGAACTATACATTACAGCATGCAGCTGAAAGAATTAAAATATACTCAAAAGAAAGATTTAACTATAAGATGTACGATATAAACATATAAATAATAATATGAATACAGGATTAAATATAAGACATTTTAAACTCATGAATGGTGAAGAGATTATCGGATTACTTGCAATTAAGAATGACGATAATTACATTATTGAACGACCAGTAAGAATCAATCCAAGTCTTCTTGGTGGTATACAATTCTCTGCATGGTTTCCATTCTCAGAGGATAAACAATTTAAAGTACTTAAGAGCAGTATAATACAGCATGTACCAATAGCAGAGTCTATAAAAGATACATATGTTGACTTTGCTCTTAAGATGGATAAACCGATCAGCCCACCTGATACTCGAACTGATGAAGAACTCTTAAAAGAGTACGAAGACAGTTTAAGTTCTGATTACGCTGATCTGATACCTGATGCGAAGAGGACAATACATTAATCCTATACCTCTACCGCTCCGGGTGTTAATATATTATACCATAAAAACAAGCATTTGTAAACGTTTTTTGTGAAAATAATTAAAATAAATTAATCGTTTACATTTGACTGAAAGTATGGTATAATAATACATTATGGAGAAAATATATGGCTCAAATTAAACCAAAAGATAAACCTCATTACGTCAATAACAGAGAATTCTCTGAAGCCGTTATGGATTATGCTGTAGAAGCTCATGCATGCAGAAAAGCTGATAAGCCAGTACCTACAGTTCCTGATTATATTGCAAGATGTTTTATAAGAATCTCAGAAGGACTGTCTCACAGACCGAACTTCGTGAGGTACACATATCGAGAAGAAATGGTAATGGATGCAGTTGAAAACTGTTTAAGAGCAATTGGTAATTATAATATCGAAACTGCTACAAGAACAGGCAAACCAAATGCATTCTCATACTTTACTCAAATATGCTATTTTGCATTTATTCGTAGAATCACCAAAGAAAAGAAACAACAAGATATCAAGTTTAAGTTCATTGAGAAAATGGGTATTGAAGACTTTGTTGCTATGGGTATGGATAACGAAGGTGCTGAAGAAACAATGGCTTATGTTGATACATTAAGACAAAGGATTGGTACTATACGTACAAAAGATGAAGCTATTAAACAATTTGCAAAAGAGGAGAAGAAACGAGAGAAAGAAAAACTCGAGTTATTTATGTAATGAAAAAAGTAAGCACAAAACAAAATCTAAGACATATGCGTCTTATGAAGAAAAGAACTCAACGTGAAGAAAAGCGTAAAGTCCATAGAGTAGTCATTGCTGCTAAAATGGAAAAGATTAAATTAGCTGGAAGGCGAATTATGAAAGCTCAAAAACGCATGATGAGTCTCGCAAAACAAGCATGAAGGTAGCAATATTAAATGATACTCATTGTGGTGTCAGAAATAGTAGTGATATTTTCTTACAGTATCAAGAACGCTTTTATCTCGAGATATTTTTTCCATATTTAAAAGAACATAACATTAAAAACATACTTCATTTAGGAGACTATTATGAACACAGAAAATTTGTCAACTTTAAAGCGCTTAATGCTAATCGTAAGCATTTTCTTGAGCCTATGCGGGATGCTGGCATTACTATGGATATCATCCCAGGAAACCACGATGTCTATTTTAAAAACACAAATGAATTGTGTAGCCTCAAAGAACTGCTTGGCTATTTTACCAGTAATGTAAATATCATAATGAAGCCAACTGTATTAGACTATGATGGTCTAAAAGTTGCAGTTATACCTTGGATTAATAATTCAAATTATAAAGAGTATACAGAGTTTGCTCAAAAATGTGGTGCGCCAATACTTGGAGCTCATTTAGAATTAAAAGGATTTGATATGATGGCAGGGATGCCTAATCCACATGGTATGAGTGCTGATGTATTCTCAAGATTTGAAAAAGTATTAAGTGGTCATTTCCATACAAGATCAACTCAAGGTAACGTAACTTATCTTGGTTCTCAAATGGAATTCACTTGGGCAGATGTAGACGATCCTAAATTCTTTCATGTACTAGATACTGAAACAAGAGAAGTTGAAGCAGTTCGTAATCCAATTACAATGTTTAAGAAAGTTATATATGATGATACTAAAACAGATTATGATAAAGTAGACATATCAGAGTTTGAAAAGAAGTTCATTAAACTGATTGTTATAAATAAAAACGACTTGTATATGTTCGATAAGTTTATTGATCGATTACAAAACATTGAAACGTATGAGCTTAAGATAGCTGAAAGTTTTGAAGAGTATTTGGGAGAAAGCGTAGAAGACGAGAAAATATCCCTAGAAGATACTACTGAACTTTTAGATTCTTATGTCGAAGCAGTAGATACTGACTTAGATAAAGAACATCTTAAAGTAGAACTACGTAAGTTATTTACGGAGGCACAAAATCTAGAAGTAGTATGATACATTTTAAATCATGTGAGTGGAAGAACTTTCTATCCACTGGAAGCGATCCAATAAAAATATTATTAGATAAAACACCATCAACGTTAATCGTTGGTCAGAATGGAGCAGGTAAGTCAACTTTACTTGATGCTCTATCCTTTGCACTCTTTGGCAAACCCCATAGAGATATTAAGAAAGACCAAATGATTAATAGTATCAATAAAAAAGGTACATTGGTTACAGTTGAAATGACTATAGGAAGTCATGAGTTTAAGATTATACGTGGTATTAAGCCAGGTAAGTTTGAAATATATCAAAATGGTAATCTTATTAATCAAGCATCTAATGCAAGAGATTATCAAAAGTTCTTAGAACAAAATATCCTTAAGCTAAATCATAAATCATTTCACCAGGTAGTTGTACTTGGTTCATCTTCTTTTATACCATTCATGCAATTGCCTGTTTGGTCAAGAAGAAATATCATTGAAGACTTACTAGACATTAACATCTTTTCTAAGATGAATACTCTTTTAAAAGAAAGAAACTCTAAAATCAAAGATGAATTAACTGATGTTAATCATCAAATAGATATTCTTAAAACTAAAATGGATGCTCAAGGCAAGTATATAAAAGACTTACAAGAGTTAAACGATGATCAAATAGAAAAGAAAAGAGATAGTATTGAAAACCATAAAGAACAAATCAATAAACTCTTTGACGAAAGCAAACAGCTTGGGAAGAATTTATCAGCATCAATATCAACTGAAGAAAAACATAGTGGACAGATTGTTAAAAAGCTTTCTCAACTTGATTCATATGATATGCAATTCAACGATAAGATTAAAGGTTTAGTTGACGAGTCAAGATTCTATGAAGAGAATGATGAATGTCCGACGTGTGATCAACCTATTGAAGAAGAAAAGAAAACTGAAAAGCTTGGTCTTTTAAAAGATAAAGCAAAAGAGATACAAACTGCTAAACAAGACTTAACTAAAAATATTGATGAGTTAAAAGTTGAGCAACAAGAAGTATCTAATAGTTTAAATAAGCTCCGTCAAAAACAACAAAAGATAAATAGTAACAATGATGCAATTGCTCTTTTACAAAAAGAAGTTAATAAAGTACAGAAAGAAATTGATGGTCTACAAGGTCAAACTGGAGACGTATCAAAAGCAAAGAAAGAACTTACTTCATTAAGAAAGAATAAAGATACATCAACTGAAAAGAAACTTGAGTATGTAGAAGAAAGAACCTATAATGAAGTCATAGGAGAAATGCTCAAAGATACTGGAATTAAAACTAAAGTCATTAAGCAATATTTGCCAGTGATGAATAGATTAATTAACCAATACTTACAGATCTTAGATTTCTTTGTGTCATTTCATTTAGATGAAAACTTTAATGAGACTATTCGATCTCGTCATCGTGATTCATTTAACTATGCTTCCTTTTCAGAAGGAGAAAAACAAAGAATCGACTTAGCTCTTCTCTTTACATGGAGACAAATAGCTAAAATGAAGAATAGTGCAGCATCTAATTTGCTTATTCTTGATGAAACATTCGATTCAAGTCTAGACTTAGATGGTGTAGATAACCTCACAAAGATTCTAGATACTCTTGATGATGGAAGTAATGTATTCATTATATCTCATAAAGGCGATGTATTAGAAAATAAGTTCAGAAGTAAGATAGAATTCTTCAAAGAGAGGAATTTCTCAAAGATTAAATAATGCTGGTATAGCTCAGTTGGTAGAGCAACTGATTTGTAATCAGTAGGTCGTCAGTTCGAATCCGACTACCAGCACCACTTTTCTCAGAAGAACAACACTTTTCTGTCAACTATTTTCAATTATTTCACCAAAAAACGTTTACATATGCGCTGAACTATGGTATAATAGATATATAAATCAAAAAGATAAGGAAACTCAATGATTAAACACAAAAGCACTCTTGCCAAGCTTTTAGCAAAAGAAAATATTACTGTGCAATATGGTAATTACAAAACAGCTTGGTTTGATATTAAAAACAGAATTCTAGGTATTCCACTCTGGAAAGATATGGGTAAAGATGTCGCAGATCTTTTTATAGGTCATGAAGTTGGACATGCTTTATTTACACCATACGAAGGCTGGCATGATAGTCCTGAAAAACTAGAAGGCTGTCCTCGTTCTTATATTAATGTTGTTGAAGATGCTAGAATTGAAAGACACATTAAAGAAGCTTATGTTGGTCTTGTTGCTCCAATGGCAAGAGGATACAAAAAGCTTTTTGAAGACGACTTTTTTGGAGTTGATGAAGACTTAGATTGGGATCAAGTTAAACTTATCGATAAAATTAACCTAAAGGCTAAAGTTGGTGCTCACCTTGATGTACCTATGTCAGATGAAGAACTTGTCTTCTATAACAGATCAATGAAGACAGAAACATTTGATGAAGTACTTGATTTAGTAAGAGATATTCTTGCTTATACAAAAGAAAATCAAGAAGAGCTTATGACACCTCCACCTATGGGATCACAAAGTGAAACTGAAGGTCAAGAAGAAGAGGATGACATGAGTCCAACTGGTCACGATGATATGGAGAGTCAAGATGAACAAACAAAAGATACTGGAAACGAACAACAAGATCCTATTGATGAAACTGATGAAGAAGGAAACGATTCAGCAAAAGGAGATCCTTCAAAGGCCGATGATGATGGAGATGATCAAGGAAATGTTGAAGACCAAAAACCATCTGAAGAAGATGTTTCTGAAACAGATGAAGCATTTAGAAGAAAAGAGCATACACTCTTAGATATTAATGAAGGTGGTACACAAACTCTTATTGGTAACGAATTTAGTAAACCAGTAAGAGATGCTATTATCACACCATATGCTCAGCTTAAAAAATCAAGACAAGCTAAACTAGAACATTTTGATGGCCAAAGTGAAATGACTCTTGCTATGCATGAATATGAGTTTAAACAATATCTTAAGACTGTCAAACAAAATGTCAACTTTGCTGTCAAAGAATTTGAAATGAGAAAAGCAGCTTTCAGATATACAAGAGCTCAAACTGCAAAAACTGGTTCAGTTGATGTAAATAGATTATGGTCATATAAAACAAACGACGATATATTTGCAAGAGTTACAAAATTAGCTGATGCTAAAAATCATGGAATGATGATGTTAATTGATTACTCAGGTTCTATGTCAGAATGTATGACTAATGTAATGGATCAACTTTTACACTTAGTTGTTTTCTGTAAAACTGTTAATATCCCGTTTGATGTTTATGGTTTTACGAATAGCAATCCAAGATTAAGCCAATGGTTATATGATGAGGAAGATGGAGTAAAAGACCATTCAATAGCTCAAATTGAATCAGAGGTACATCACGGTGGATTATCATTACCTCAAGTAATTGCGTCAACTCTTAAAAAGGCAGATTATGAAGAAGCTTTATTCCACATCTACTTAAGAAAAGTACTTGCAAAACGTGAGTATGGTTTCTATGAAAGATATGTATTGGCACCAGAAGAAGAGTATGGTTCAACACCTCTTAATCAATCATTGATAGCTGCTCATAGAATGGTTAATAAGTTTAAAAGAGCAAACAACATTGACAATATGAATTTCGTAGTAATCTCTGATGGAGATACAAATGGAATCAGCATAGTAAAAAATCGTAAAAGAGATTACACTCTTACAGAATCTTACAAAGGTGCTATTGTAAATATTATGGGCGAGCATATTAAACTAGAAGATACAAGAAAAAGAGGTACTCAAAGCTTACTTGAAAACTTACAAAAGAAATTTGGTTGTACTACAATCGGCTTTTTCTTAGCAGACAATGCTCACAACTTTAAATATAAAATTGAAGATTGCGATGAAGATTGTTACTACGATAGCAGCAATATGAGAAAGTATCAGAAAGAATACAACAAAAAGAAATGTGTAACTTTCAAAGATGCTCTTGGCTATAACGAATTCTATTTTTTGAAATCTAAAAGACTAGAAACAGATGCAGAAGAATTTGTTACAGCTGAAGATGCTTCAAAAGGTCAATTGACCACAGCATTTAAAAAGTTTAGTAAGTCTAAAAAGCTTAACAAAACACTACTAACTAACTTCGGTAAAGCAGTTGCAGAATAAGATCAACACTTTTCTGTCAATTATTTTCAAAAAAAGTGAAAATAATCGTTTACAAATGCGCCGAACTATGGTATAATATACAAATAATAAAGATAAGGAGAAAACTATATTATGAATAACTTGAAAAAATCAACTGAAATAATCTTAAAAGAGCTTGCGATCAGATATCCTGATCAAACTCAATTCAGAAAAAATGCGATCGTCGAAGTTGGCGAATCGTTTGGATACTCAGGAAAAGACTGGGATCCACTTATGCAAAAATCTAACAGAGTCAAGATTGGTACTTATGATCTTGCTGGTTTGATTGAACCTCTAAGAGAGTCTGCAATCAGTACTTCTGTAGTAAACAGCATCCCTGCTCAAGCTGCTCAAATGCAATCAATAGTAAACGAAGAAAAGAACTTCGCTCAAATTGATGATACATTTATTGCTTGGGGAGCATATCACGATATTGTAAAAATCATAAAATCAAATATGTTCTATCCAACTTATATTGCTGGTCTATCTGGCAACGGTAAAACTTTTATGGTCGAACAAGCATGTGCTAAAGTCGGCAAAGAGTTTATAAGAGTTCAAATCAATCCTGAAACTGATGAGGATGATTTGCTTGGTGGATTTAGACTTATCAATGGAGAAACAGTTTTCTCTAAAGGTCCAGTTTTAAAAGCTATGGAAAATGGCGCAGTGTTACTCCTCGATGAGATCGATAGAGCAACAAATAAAATCATGTGTTTACAAGGAATCCTTGAAGGCAAACCAGTCCTAGTCAAAAAGACTGGCGATATTGTATATCCTGCTGAAGGCTTCAATGTTATTGCCACAGCAAATACAAAAGGTAAAGGTTCTGATGACGGCAGATTTACAGCTGCTTCGATCATTGATGATGCTTTCCTCGAAAGATTTACAATATCAGTAGATCAGCAGTTCCCATCGCTATCAATCGAAAAAAAGATTGTATTAAAACACATGGAGAAATTCAATTGTGTAGACAGCGACTTTGCTGATAAGCTCGTAACATGGGCTGACATTATACGTAAAACTTTTTACGATGATGGTGTTGATGAAGTTATTTCAACTAGAAGACTTTGCCACATTGTTCAAACGTTTTCAATCTTTGATAAAAGAGACAAAGCAATTGATCTTTGTATTTCAAGGTTTGATAATGATACAAAGGAAGCATTCCTCGATCTCTACAGCAAAGTAGATGCCGATGAGATTGTAACTCCTGAAGTTGAATATCCTGATGTAGGAGAATATGATGATGTTTAAAAAATCATCTAAGCAAATTGACTATAAGTTTAATGAGAAAGCTCTGATTACAGAGCTTCAAGCTTATATTGATAAAACTTACGGCGGCCACTATTCAAAAAATCAGTTTCAATCAACTGAATTCATTATTGATTGTGGTCATGGTATGGGATTTTCTTTGGGTAATGTACTTAAGTACGCTCAAAGATATGGTAAGAAAGAAGGACATAATAGAGCTGATCTTTTAAAGATTTTGCATTATGCTATTATCGCTTTAGACTGTCATGACAAAAATCAAAAATAATCGTTTACATAACGATGAAAGTATGGTATAATATATTATTATGGAGAAAATATGAATCTATCAAATGACACCGTGAATGTGTTAAAAAACTTCGCAACAATTAATCCTAACTTGGTATTTCAACCAGGTCAAAAATTAAAGACAATTTCAGAGTCTAAAACGATTCTTGCATCAGCAACTATTGTAGAAGACTTTCCACAAGAGTTTGGAGTCTATGACTTAAATGAATTCTTATCAGTCTTAAGTTTGATTGACCAACCAACTTTACAGTTCGAAGACAAGTCAGTATTAATTCAAGGTAGTGGACAAAAGATTAGATATTTCTTTTCTGAAAGCGATATCCTAACCACACCTCAAAAAGAAATTCAGATGCCTGATCCAGAGCTTGGAGTTAATATCGAAGAAGATAAACTAAATCAGATTCGAAAAGCTGCAGCTGTTTTAGGTCATACTGAACTAGCAATCACAGGCAACAATGGAATAATTGAAGCTTCTGTATTAGATACAAGAGACTCAACTTCAAACGTGTTTGAGATTGAACTAGATAAAGACAATTCATGTAAAAATGAATTTAACTTCGTGGTAAGTATTCCAAACTTGAAGTTACTACCAGGCGATTACTTTGTAAGCATAAGCTCAAAGCTAATCTCTAACTGGACTAACAGTAACTATCCAGTGGATTATTTTATCGCTCTTGAGAAAAACTCAAGCTACAATGTATAAATATATTGTAGGAATGGAAGATGCCGATGGTCGGGTCTTCTTTATTTCGTAACTATGCATAGGAGAAGATTATGTCAGAAGACGTGAATAACGAAAACGTTGAGACTGTAGTAGAAGAACCAGTTCAGCTTGGTCTTCAAGATATCGCCACTATGGTACAAATCATTGATTTGTGTTCAAAGAGAGGCGGGTTTGAAGGTCCTGAACTTGAAGCAGTTGGAAGCTTAAGAAATAGAGTTGTAAAATTCTTAGAAGCTGCTGCTCCAAAAGGTGAAGATCAACCAGAAGGTGAAGTACCTGAAGTTGAATCAACTGAAGAGTCTTAATCATAGAGGGGTGGAATTCCCCTCACATTTATTATAGGATATATTATGAAAACAAATGAAAGAGCCAAATTGCTTGAGGCTTTACAAAAAGGGCAAGTCACAGTCACATTTAAAAAAATCGATACAGGCGAAATAAGAGTTATGCCTTGTACATTAAATGTTGACATCTTAAAAGATAATGGAATATCATCTACTATTAATTATTCAGCTAATGAGATGGAAGCGTTTCCAGTCTGGTCTCTTGACAAAGATGCTTGGAGATCATTTAGACTTGATACAGTTGAATCATGGGAGGTAATCAATGAATGAATTCCTATGGGTTGAAAAGTATAGACCAAAGAAAATCGAAGAGTGTATACTCTCTCAAGACTTAACTAAAACATTTGCAAACATAGTTTCAGGTGGTGAGCTTCAAAATATGATGCTCACTGGAACAGCGGGTACAGGTAAAACCACAGTTGCTCGTGCGCTTTGTAATGAACTTGATTTAGATTACATTATTATTAATGGATCAGAAGAATCAGGCATTGATACACTTAGAAATAAAATCAAACAGTTCGCTTCGTCAGTTTCCTTATCAGGCGGCTACAAAGTCGTCATCTTAGACGAAGCGGACTACCTTAATCCACAATCCACTCAACCAGCTTTGCGTGGATTTATTGAAGAGTTTTCAGCTAACTGTAGGTTTATATTAACATGCAACTTTAAAAATCGTGTTATTGAACCATTACATTCAAGATGTAGTGTTATTGAATTTGCTATGCCAAAGAAAGAAAGAGATGCTTTGGCTGGTATGTTCATGCAAAGAGTACAGCAAATATTATCAGTTGAAAATATCAATTCAGATCCAGCTGTTCTTGCTGAACTGATTATTAAATACTTTCCAGACTTTCGTAGAACATTAAATGAGTTACAAAGATACTCTAACTTTGGTAAGATTGATAGTGGAATACTTGCAAACGCAACGGATATATCGTTAGATACTCTGATGAATTCTCTTAAAATTAAAAACTTTAAACAGATGAGACAATGGGTTGCAGATAACATTGACACTGAACCAGCATCGATGTTTCGTAAAATATACGATAACATGAACGAATTCGTAGAGCCACAATCAATACCACAATTGGTTTTGATCTTGGCAGATTATCAATATAAAAACAGTTTTGTTGCTGACCATGAATTGAATATGGTTGCATGTTTAACTGAAGTAATGGCAGGAGTCAAATTCAAATGATTAAGAAATTTATTCATAACCTACATAATGGCACATTTGAAGCAGAAGAAGAAGTTATAACAAAATACCAAATGTGGCCAGTAATGTACGATTTAGAAGTCACAAGATGGAGAGTCGTTCGATTTGAAGATAATGAAGTAAAATACGAAAGAATCTTTGACTCAGAAAAACAAGCAAGAGTTTACATAAACGAAAATGAATCCATTTGAATATTTAAAAGCAATTAACGAATCTAAGAAAGATATCATGGTAGATGATATTGCTGAAAAAGAGTATAACTCATTTATTATTAATCGTGGATTATCGCATTTTCAAGATACTATCCTCTTTGCTAATGAAATGAATCGTTTTCATCACCTAGATAGTCGCCTTCAGTTCGATTTTTTTATAAATATAATAAGGAAGAAGAAGAGATGGTCCAAATGGATTAAGGCCAGTGAAGTCGACAATCTCGAACTCATCAAAGAATATTATGGATATAGTAATGAAAAGGCTAAATCTGCATTATCATTAATGAGTCATGAACAAATTGAACAATTGAAACAAAGGATTTATAAAGGTGGAAAACGATAACATACAAATCACAGATTGGACTCCAAGCAGTATGCTTGAAGTTACTCTCAACGAACCAGACGACTTTTTAAAAATACGTGAAACATTAACACGTATTGGAGTCGCATCACGAAAGGACCAAAAGCTATTTCAGTCTTGTCATATATTACATAAGCAAGGCAGATACTTCATCGTCCATTTTAAAGAGCTCTTTCTATTAGATGGTAAGCCATCTAATTTATTAGAAAACGATATACAACGTAGAAACACAATATCAACATTACTTGCTGATTGGGGACTTATATCAATAGTTAATCCTGAGAAAGCAAAAGATATTGCTCCATTAAGACAAATTAAGGTGATCCCCTTTAAGGAGAAATCACAATGGGAGCTCTGTCCAAAATATAATATTGGGAACACTCAAAAGCAGGAATGACAGGAAAGCAAACAATAAAAGAACTAAAAAACTTAAAACTTATACCAAAAAACAAAATGATAGACGATCAATTAACTCTATTAGGATATCTAGTAATGTTTACAGCTGGATTAATAGTTGGTATATTTACACAAATTATTTAAAGTAGTGTCTAAGCTATTATAAATATAATTGATGATTGCGGTATTGGACCGGATCACAAACAACCTTGCTATTATATAGGAGGAATTAAAATGGTAAGAAATAACTTGAACGTGCCTCGTTCACTATTCGTTGGATTTGATACTTTATTTGAAGACCTGGAAAGGATTCATCAAAGTGCTAGATCTGGAACTGATAACTATCCACCACATAACATCGTAAGAATCGATGAGGAGAAATTCTTAATCGAACTAGCGGTTGCTGGATTCAAAGATGAAGACATTAGTGTTGAAGTCAAAGATGGAATCCTAAAAATATCTGGTGAAATGGGTAAAGACGAACGTGACTTTGCATTTAAAGGTATATCGTCCCGCAAATTTGAGAAGTCCTTCCGACTCTCTGAATTTGTTGTAATTGACGGTGCTGATCTTAAGGATGGAATACTAGTGGTGTATGCCAGAGTAGAACTCCCAGAAGAAAAGCGTCCTAGGAAGATCAAATTAGGGTCTGCTGGGGCATCAAAGAAGAAAGAATATCTGAAAGGATAGACTGGCGAGCAGCGACACTCAGTAGATAAGTAACAACTATTTACTGGAGAACAACATGAAACATATAATAAGCTTTGCTGAAAAATATGATGACGTTGCCGAGACCTTAAAGACAGCTACAATTAGCATTATTGTAACTACGTTAATCTTAGGATTAGCACCAGCTATAATGATTGCTCAAGTGGCTAGCATTTAAGTCTCAAAATGAAAATCATGCGGGGGAGGAATAACTCCCCCAACCTTATTGAAAATAATTGAAATAAAACGTTTACAAACGTACAAAACTATGGTATAATATATACATGTTGCAATTCTATACTAACGTTTCTCGATATGGCAATCAAATTCTTTTACGAGGATATGATCATGGTCGAAGAATCGAAAAGAAAATCAAATACGAACCAATCCTTTTTACATCCACAAATCTAAAAACAAATTGGAAAGCTCTAGATGGAACTCCTGTCGGCGTAGCTAATGCTGGTAAGAGATTCGAATCTATGAGAGCAGCTAACGAATACGTTACTGCAAACAAAGGAGTCTCAGGTAAAACAATCTATGGAAATACAAAGTATATTCCTGCTTTTATCAATGACTATTACCCAGGTGAAGTTGAATTCAATCGTAATAAAATCAACGTAACCACAATCGATATCGAAGTCGCATCCGATGATGGATTCCCTGAGCCAGAAAAGGCTGATCATAAAGTTATATCGATTGCAATGAAAAGTAATATTGGTGGAACATATTACGTATGGGGACTTGGCGACTATGACACTGAACAATCATACATGAAAGATCACATGGTTGTATATCGTAAGTTTGATCGTGAAGACGATTTGCTTATTAACTTTATTACTCATTGGTCTTCTCAACAATATAGTCCAGACGTTGTTACTGGCTGGAATACAAGGTTCTTTGATATTCCATATCTTGTCAATCGTATTAATCGTATGCTTGGCGAATCATATGTCAAAAGGCTAAGTCCTTGGGGTATGGTTGACAGACAAGAAATAACTAAGATGGGTAGAACTCAAACTGCTTATGAGCTTAAAGGTATATCTCAATTAGATTATCTTGACTTATTTAAAAAGTTTGGTTATTCATATGGTCCACAAGAGTCGTATAAACTTGATCATATTGCTCATGTTGTACTTGGCGAAAAGAAACTCTCATACGAAGAGTATTCTAATCTTCATACTCTTTACAAACATAATCATCAAAAGTTTATTGACTATAATATCAAAGACGTTGAGCTTGTAGATCGTATCGAAGATAAGCTTGGATTAATTACACTTTGCATGACAATGGCATATAAAGGTGGCGTAAACTATAATGACACGTTTGGTACAACATTGATATGGGATACGATTATATATCGTAAACTGTTTGCAAACAATATCGTTGTTCCATTTATCGAAGATAAAACAAAGTCAGCTTATCCTGGCGGGTTTGTAAAAGATCCTCATGTAGGAATACATGACAATATTGTATCGTTTGATCTTAACTCACTATATCCATCAATCATTATGCAATACAACATGTCGCCAGAAACGATTGCCAATGGAGAGATTACTCAGTTTGATATTGAAAATGTTCTTACTAAATCTACTCGTCCTGACAATCGTGGTAAAGCTCTTGCTGCAAATGGCCAATATTTTCGAACTGATCGACAAGGTATTGTTCCATTTATTATCGATGAGATGTATAAAGAACGTGTAGAAATCAAGCAACAAATGATTGATGCTCAAAAAGAATTACAAAAGGTAGATAAAAATGATAAACAAGAAATGTATCGAATCGAAAGAGATATTGCAATCGCAGAAAACAGACAAATGTCGATTAAGATTCTCCTTAATAGCTTGTATGGTGCTATGGGGAATCGCTACTTTCGCTTTTTTGACCAACGAATCGCAGAAGCAATTACCCTCACCGGACAACTTACAATACGATGGGCCGAATATGCGCTTAACTCCTACCTCAATCGAGTGCTCCAAAACAGAGACTGGAAAGATTATATCGTTGCAATCGACACCGACTCGTTGTATGTTAGCTTAGACGATCTCGTCAAAAAGGTACAACCAAACAATCCAATCGATTTCTTAGATAAAGTTTGCCAAGATGCTTTGGAACCAGAGCTTGAAAAGTCTTATGCTGAACTCTATGATATATTAGGCGGTGTAGATAATCGTATGGTCATGAAACGTGAAGCAATTGCTGATCGTGCTCTTTGGACTGCAAAGAAACGATATATTATGAATGTACATGACAACGAAGGCGTAAGATATGCTGAACCAAAACTCAAAATTATGGGTATTGAAGCTATTAAGTCTTCTACACCAGCTCCATGTCGTGAAGCTCTTAAAAAGATCTTTCACGTTATCATGAAAGAAGATGAGTCATCAGTTCAACAAGCAATCGAACAATTCAAAAACTATTTTAAAACGCTTGAACCAGACGAGATTGCCTTTCCAAGAGGCGTAACTCAAGTTCGCAAATGGCAGGATAGAAATACTCTCTATAAAAAAGGTACACCTATTCATGTTCGTGGTTCTATTCTATATAACAAACTTGTAGAAGATATGCAACTTAAAAAGAAATATGAACCAATCAATAATGGCGAAAAGATTAAGTTCTTATATCTTCGTCAACCAAATTCAATTCATGAAAATGTAATTGCTTTTCCAGACTATCTTCCTGAAGAGTTTGGCTTAAGAAAATATATTGATCATGAGATACAATTTCAAAAAACTTTCCTCGATCCAATTGAACCAATATTGGATGCAGTTGGCTGGAACTCAAAAGAAGTCGCAAGCCTTGAGGATTTTTTTGGATAAAAACGTTTACAAATTACTAAAAGTATGGTATAATATATACCTATGGAGAAAAATATGAAACTAGTAAGATTATCCTCAGGAGAGGAAGTAATTGGCAAAGTAGTAGATAATGGCAGCGATGTTACTATTACTGATGGCTATTCTTTAATACCAGCTGGTGAAGGCAAAATTGGATTTATGCCTTTCATGGCTTATACAAAAGCAAAAGATGGAATCACTATTCCTAAAAACTTTATTGTATTCACAGTTGATCCAGTCGACGAGTTAGTCGATCAGGTAAGGCAAATGGATACTGGACTTGTTGCACCTAAGAACAAAATTATAACATGATGAGATTATTAACTGGAATATTTGGATTAACAGTTGTATCCTCAGTACTTTTTGGATATGATTTTATGTATCCACTTTTACAAACACTAAATAGCATGTGGGGATTCTTATTGCTATTAATATGGATAACACTATTACAATTAGAGGACAATAGAAAATGAGTTTTGATTGGGTAAGAGATATTGCAATCATGCATGATAAGTATGGTGTAAAGAAATGGATGGAAGAAAACAAAGAAAATCCAGATAAACTTCGTACATACTTACAATTTAGAGTTGACTTCTTAAGAGAAGAGCTTGATGAAACTGAAGCAGCACTTATAAGTACTGATGCAGAAGAAATAGTTGATGGTCTTATCGATCTTTGTGTTGTAGCAATTGGTACACTAGATGCTTTTGGAATTAATCCATATAAAGCATGGGATGAAGTACTTAAAGCAAATATGAATAAACAAGTCGGCGTAAAACCAGAAAGACCTAATCCACTTGGATTACCAGACTTAATTAAACCTGAAGATTGGGAGGCACCAAGTCACAAAGACAATCATGGTAAGTTTAACGATATTCGATAGTATATACGATAATAAAACAGATAAACGTATGGACTATACTAGCTTCGACGAGTTCGAGGCTATCCTGTATAAGCTATCAGAATCTACAAAGTATCCTACAAAGAAGGATGCTCCTCTTTTAAGTCCAGCCATTTATCAACCTGATACTACTCGTGCAAACGATAATGTTGTAGGTTGGGGTGGCTTTGGTATTCTTGATATTGATGACTATGAAGGAGATATGAAAGATATCGAATCAAAGTATGATAAGTATCGTTATGTTTGTTATTCAACAGCTTCATCTACAGTTGAATCTCCAAAGTTTCGTTTAGTATTTCCATTGACATGCAATGTAGATACCGATGATATTAAGCATTTTTGGTATGCTTTAAATAAAGAGATTGGCGATATTGCTGATGCTCAAACCAAAGACTTAAGCAGAATGTATTATGTTCCTGCTAAATATAAAAACAGTTTCAACTTCATATTCTCTCATGATGGAGATATTATGAATCCAAATGACCTTATGGAAAAGTATCCATACGTCAAACCTAATCAAACAATGTTCGATCGTTTTCCTGAAGCAATACAAAAAGCTTTACTTGAAAGAAAACGCAATGAATTAAATAATACTAACTTTAGTTGGACATCATATCGTGATTGTCCATTTGTAAACAAAAAACAGATTGATGAATATAAAGGTATTACTGGTACTGGTTGGTACTCTAAGATGTATCAAATCATGCTAACAACAGCAGGTAATGCTATGAGTAAAGGATATCCAATTACTCCTAAAGAGATTGAGTACATTTGTAGAGACTTAGATCTTGATACAGGTGGTTGGTATTCAAAACGTGATTTAGAAAAGGAGGCTGCACGAGCTATTGAATTCGTGTTTAAAAATAATATATGAGTAAATTTGGCAAAGCAATAGATAAAGAAGTTAACGAACAAGGACGTAAAATGTTCAAATCATTTTTAAGTGGAATGCTATTTGGATTTTTACTTGGAGCTGTTATGTTTGCTGTACCAAGAGCTTATGCATCTGATCCAAATGGAGAACAATATTGTTTAGCTCAAAATATTTATTTTGAAGCAGGTAATCAACCATTAGCTGGAAAAATTGCAGTAGCTCAAGTTGTTTTAAATAGAGTTAATCATTTTAATTATCCTACGACGATATGTGGTGTAGTTTATCAAGCTAAAATGAGAGTTAATTGGAAAAATGAAGTAGTTCCAATACGAAATCAATGTCAGTTTAGCTGGTTCTGTGATGGTAAATCAGATGATCCAGTTGATAGTCCTACTTGGTTATATTCGATGCATGTAGCAAGAGATGTTTTACAAGATAAGTATGGAGATATAACTGAAGGTTCTACACATTATCATTCAGATAGTGTACATCCTTACTGGGCTGACTCATTGAACAATACTGTTGTTATAAATAATCATATATTTTATAAGTAGGAGACAATAATGTACAGATATAAAGTTGACGTTACTCGAATCGTAGATGGAGATACAGTTGATGTAGACATCGATCTTGGTTTTGGTATATGGATGAAAAAACAAAGAGTAAGATTAATGGGTATTGATACTCCAGAGTCAAGAACAAGAGACTTAGAAGAAAAGTATTATGGTAAACAAGCAAAATATTTTCTTACATCTTTATTAGAAGAAACTGAAGTTGAATTAATAGTTCATGATAAAGGTAAGTTTGGAAGAATTATTGGAGAGATCTTTATAATAGAAAAACATGCCGAAGGTCATCCAGTATTTGAAGTTGATATTGAAAAAAGTGTTAATCAACTTATGATGGATAATCATCATGCAGTTCCATACATGGGACAATCAAAAGAAGATACTATTAAAGGTCATATGTGGAATAGAGCAGCTCTAAATGAACAGGGGATAATATATAAGCCATAATGTTTGATAAGAACGAATTAGATAATGAGGCTCTTCATAAAAGAGCAAAAGCAGAAGCAGAATTAATATTTAATAATCCTAATACACGTAAGGGAAGGTCATTAGAAAAGATAATAGAAACCGTTGAGTATGGTCATACAGCTGAATGGTTTCTAATTGAGAAAATTGGTTACACAGATAATCCTGCTATGTATCAAGACGTAATTGATCTTGACAATAAATGGGTAGAAGTCAAGGTTACGAAAATTTCTCAATATATACCAAGCGTATTACAAAGACTTAACGAGCATAGAAGAAATTTAGACTTGTGGGGCAAACCTGCAGCAGATAAAGCTATGATCTTTGTCAACGATCCAAAAGAAAATACCTACTATAAACTTGGTGGATACTATGAATGGGATGGATTTAAATTTAGTGAAAAAACTTGTTTACATTTACGCTAAAGTATGGTATAATATAACTATTAATAAATTATGGAGACATTATGAAAGAAAGCCTAAGAGTCCTGCAAGAATGTGCAGAACTACAAACTAAAAAATCTCAAGACTACCAAAGCTCTGAATCTACAGTAGTACAAGCAATGCATTATAGACGCGGCATTGATACTATTCATGATATCATTCTTGGTAAAATTATGCGAGCAACATCATTGCTTGAATCAACCGATGAACCAAACTTCGAAAGCATTGAAGATACTTATAAAGACATGATTAACTATTGTTCTTTTGCAGTTGCTTATGCTCGTGGTAAAATGGAAGGCCAAGATCCAAATAGAGATATGTTCAATAACAGGATTCAAAATGCAGACGACTAAAGATATCGCAGAGATATTTGTTAATGCTCTTGAATCAAAACAGTTTACAACAGATAAAACTGGATGTAAGACTGTAGAAATTATTGGTGCATCATTTCTTGCTGATAAACCAGCAATCTTTGGTACTCCAAACAGAGAATATATTAAAGCTGAACTCGATTGGTATCAATCTGAATCAACGAATATAACTGATATCTATCCTGAAGGAGATAAAGAACCACCAAAAGCTTGGCAATCAACTGCTAATATTCATGGTGAAATCAATTCTAATTATGGTCATCTCATTTATAGTCCTAAGTTTCATTGTCAATATCAACAAGTATTAAATGAACTTACATACAATATTGATTCAAGACGAGCAAGTATGGTCTATCAAAGACCAAGCATCTGGTTTGAATTTGATGAGAATGGTAAAAACGATTTTATTTGTACTAATGCAGTAACGTATTATATTAGAAATAGAGAACTACATTGTGTAGTTCAAATGAGATCTAATGATGTAGTGTTTGGTTATAAAAACGATTATGCTTGGCAAAAACAAGTACTCGTTAACTTAGCATCAGATCTTAATAAAGAAAAAGTACTAGGTCATATTGGCTTAGGTGATATTCACTGGCAAGTACAAAACTTACACGTATATGAAAGACACTTTGACCTTATCAAGTAATTGGGATACGAGATATCTCGCTCTAGCATGGCACTTTGGCACGTGGTCAAAAGATCCAAGCCGACAAATTGGTGCAGTTGCTATTGGAGAAAATGGAGAAATCATAGCTCAAGGCTATAATGGGTTTCCACGAGGTATTGAAGATACTGAAGAAAGATATAATGACAGAGAAGAAAAATACAAATATGTAGTACATGCAGAAATGAACTGTATTTACAATGCAGCAGCAAATGGAGTATCTTTAAAAGGCTCGACAGTATATGTACACGGATTACCAACCTGTAGCGAATGCGCAAAAGGTCTTATCCAAGTCGGTGTCAAAAGAGTAATGGCTTTCTCTCAAGATACTCCAGATCGTTGGAATAAAAGCGATACATTAACAGAACAATTATTTGAAGAAGCAGGTATAGAATATGAGTCAATCAAAGTTTGACGCAAAAGAATTAGAGAATTCAAAACGTATATTTAAGAGTGCAACTCCTAAGTATACAATCGATTGGTATATAAAATGGGTAGCATCTGCTATTCTTTTATTGGCAATGGCAGTAAGATCAAGTCCTGATCTTGCGATCTACGATCAAACCTTTTCCTTAATAGGATGTTTCGGTTGGTTAGTAGTAGCTCTTATCTGGAAAGATAGAGCGTTGATAATTTTAAACACAGCAGCATGTCTCATCTTAGGAAGTGGCTTGATAAGTGTTATAACTAATAGTATATAGTGAGCTACTCTGGGTCTCCCAGCCAAATTTCTCACTCAAATAAACTGATATAAACAAGGAGAAAAATTATGTCAAAAATAAAAGCAGGCATCATAGGTGTCGGATCATGTGCGAAGTCTCTCGTAGAGGGAATTCAATATTATAACGAAAATCCAGAAGATAAAATAGGTCTTATGTATGAAGATATCGGAGGATATTCAGTACACGATATAGAATTTGTCGTTGGATTTGATATCGATAAGAGAAAAGTAAATAAGAAATTAGCAAAAGCTTTACGAGCTCAACCTAATTGTGCTATGGATCATGTCGATAAAATTACTACTACATCAAATAGTTCATGCGTACATAAAGACGCAATGGTCTATTCAGCTCCAGAAATGGACGGGATAGCACCACATATGCATGACTATCCAGATGAAGTCACATTTGTAAATGGAGCTGTTCCAGCTGAATCGTTCGATAGAACAGTTGAGTTATTACAGTATCATAATGTAGACGTACTTATTAATTACTTACCAGTAGGATCAGAAGAAGCATCAAGATATTGGATTGATGTCGCAGTTGCAGCTGGAGTACATTTTGTTAATTGTATTCCTACATTAATTTCAACTGATGATGCATTAGAAGTTGAACAAAGATTTATAGATGCTGGTTTAAGTTTCATTGGATCAGATATGAGATCAGCTTGGGGAGCTTCAAGAATGTCAGAAGTTTTACAAGGTGCAATGCTTGATTCAGGACTTATGATTACTCAACATATTCAAATGAATATGGCAGCTGGATCTACACAAGGTCAAGAACATATTAGAACAGGAAGAACAGCTAATACTGACTTCTTAAATATGGCTAAACAATATAGATTAAAAAACAAACATATCTCAAAAGAAAATGTTCTTAAAGGTCAGAATATTGTAAGAGATGAGTCTACAGCAGGTATGACTTTATTTGCTGGTCCATCTCTTACTGTTCAACAAAAACCAGGTGGAGATTTTATTTCATCTGATAATAAGATAGCAAACTTTGATATGGTTGCTTATGGATTTGCAGGAGCAAGATACGAAATGTCAGCAAGACTTTCAGTTCAAGATTCGCCAAACTCTGGTGGAGTTGTTGTTTCAGCAATTAGATTTTGTAAGGTAGCATCAGAAATGGGTATTGTTGGATATCTAAGAGGACCATCAGCTTGGACTCAAAAGACTCCTCCAGTACAGTTAAAAACTGAGGATGCTAAATTTGAATGTGACGCCTTAGCGAGAAGAGTCATTACAGACATGACTAAACCTCAGCTCAAGGAAAATAGACCAAAGGCTAAAGACTTGCCTTTCACCTTCCAAGCTGGTCAAACTGATTATGAAAGTTAATAGTTTTGACATTGATGGTGTGATCTATTTTGGCGAAGACGTCACCGGCGTAAGACCCTGTGAGAATGACATAATTCTTACGGGGCGGCCGTATCATGATAGAGAAGCTACAGAAAAAATGCTACATTCAAGAGGCATATATAATACCGTATATATGAATCCACTTGACCGTTATGATAATTCAATTTATGGAAGAAAAGCTTCTGGTATTTTTAAAGGTCAAATGATTAATATGTTAAAAGATCTTGGTATAGAAGTTCAAATGCATTTTGAAGATGATCCTATACAAATTAAAGAAATTAGAAAGAGATGTCCAAACGTCTCAATAGTACATTGTAAAAGAGATAACGAGGAACGTGTCAAGTATTAAATATAATTACGATTGGTGGAACTACGATAAAGAACTCATGAAAGAGTTCAATTGGTTCTTATATAAAGTCAATCAAAGATCAGGTATTCAACTTGGTTATATCGATGAAACATATGAAGCTGTTAATCGACATGGAGATGCAGACTTTGGTCTTGGAGAAGATGTAGAATATTTTCATCCAACAATTACACTTGATGATCGTATGAGATTTATTGGTCAAGAGATTGCAAGTTTAGATACTTCAATAATGAATATTGTTGGTAATACTTTTATATCTCATTTTTATGGAGGGAGAGGAGTTCACTTCTTAGCTTCAGGAGAAGATAATGTATTTGTAGACTTTGATAGATTTGCAGATGAAGACAAAGATTATATTCAATCAATAAGACAGAATTTAGATAAAGCAATTGCAAATAAACAACCAATATGGGGAACGACTGAATTACATACTTCTATTCAAACAGCTGGTAGAAACCATTGTAGAAGAAAGTATAACGAACCAAATAGAAAGTTTCATCCAGTTGATGTATGTGAATGGGTATCTTCATTTAGAGATACTGGATTCTTAGAACGTATGCAACTCTGTGATCATATGTCAGAGATATATAATCTTTTAAGAGAACAGCCTGGTATAGGACATTACTACGGATTTCACGGAGCAGCTTCATCTTCAGTATTACCACAAATGAGGTATCATCATGATCAAAGATTTGTAGCGCCTGGACCAGGAGCAGTTTATACAATAGAACTTATGTGGCCTGATGCTCCAAAGAAACTATATGATGAAGCAATTTATTTTATGAGAGAAAATGCAGATGAGATTGGACTTACAAAAGATGTGGTCTTTCATCCTGAAGCATTTAATATCGATAAGAAAGATGGAACTAAATTGTTTCAATACGAACAAGATTCTCTTAAGTATTATGGAACAGAAGTTCTATCATGTCAGTTTGGAGTATACCTTCAAATAAGAGAAGATGAAAAAGCTTGCGCACGTAGACGTGTAGCAAGAGTACAAAAAACTAATACACTCACGGAGTTTTTTGAATGAAAAATATAATTAATTGTCCATTTATTCCAATAGCAAAGAGACCAGGTTCTCATAGAGGTGCTGCTGGAGTAATGTATGGAGATATGATAAAGGAGAAATATGGAAACTGCGATGTTAACTACGGTGGAGAAATTGAAGACCATAATATTTATGATAACCTTTGGGTCTATCATGGTACTGATTGGAGTGGTGGAATTAATATGTTTGGTGGCGTATACGGTTTTCCTTATGTTAAGAACACTGTTAATTTTTCTCAGTTCAAAGGTAAAGTCTATTCCATTGGAATCGACTTCCCGCCGTACCACGAAATGGTTAAATCAAAACTGGAATCGGCTAAAAAAGAGGTTCAGCCAGAATGGCATGATGTAGACTTAAAAAATCTAGAAAGAATGTTTAATGAAGCTGAAAGAGTAGACTATATCAATCCAACTCGTAAACTAGTTATTGGCGATAGTCATTCAATATGTATGTATCGTCCAGGCTGGACAGTCAACAGTGTTCCATTTAAAACTTTGAATGGAGCTATCAATGAAGGATTTGATACATTCATACCACATGAATACGACGAGCTTGAATGTTATTTTGGTAATATTGATGTTCGTCATCATGCAATAAGATTAGAACAAAAGGTAGAAGATTTGGCTGATAGATATATTGAAGAAGCAAGTAAGTATAAAGCTAAAATTTATGAGTTGCTTCCAATTGAAGATGTCAGTAGAAGAATACCACAATCAGGTTTCTATAAAGGTCAACCATTTTATGGTTCATGGAAAGAAAGAAACGATTGGAGAAATCAGTTTAATGACTATATTGAAAAACAATATGGTATTATAAGATGGACTGAGTACTTATACAATCAAGAAGGCAAGCTCGATTTTAAATATATGGAGAAGCCACAATCAATACATTTATCAAGAGAGTTCTATCCACATTGGAATGGAATGGAACCTCAAGGATTAGAGGAGTTTTTCGGATGAGTTACGCAAGTATAGTACCACTAATAGGTGGAGAAACAATAGCAATGGAAAATGTCTTTGGAGAAAAGCCAAAGTATTTCTTAACGTTTGAGGGATTTCAAGCTAATGAAAGTCACTTAAACAATTATTACAACCATAGTGTCCCATATTTGAACCTCTCAGAGGGAGCGAGTTACACAGAAAAAGTTGATGTGATTAATACTGTATGCCCATGTGCAGGGCTCAGCTCACTTAGTCCATCTGCTTCGAGTAATAATCCTATGAACGAATGGATGTATAAGTCTGCAGAATATGTACTTGGTGAGGTTCAACCAAAAGTCTTTTGGGGAGAGAATGCTCCTAGGTTAGCAAGTAAGATGGGAGAACCAGTAGTTCGAAGATTAAGAAAGATTGGAGAAGAACATGGATATACATTTAGTATCTTTAAAACAAAATCAATATTACATGGATTAAGTCAAGTAAGAGATCGTACATTTTATTTCTTTTGGAAAGGAGATCAAGTACCATTATTTGATTATGTATTAGAAAAACCAACTATGATTGCTGATGATATAAGAGAAGTAAAACGCTGCGATAATGATCCAATGAGTCAAATACTTTGTAACGATAAGACTCCTTCAGAAGAGCCATACTATAAATATGTATTAGAGGAGTTGGAAGGTGGTATATCCCACAGTGAATTTCAAAATAAAATAGAAAAGACAACTAACCCTATGGATTACATAGAAGAAAGAACAACCTACAAAGAAGTTGCTAAATGGATGAGAGCAAACGGTTTTGAGAATGTAGCAAAGAAATGCGATAGACAATATCATAAACTTAAAGCGGGTGGTAATATCATGAGAAAAACAACAGAGATTCCTAAAGATAAAATAGGAGCTTTTGTTGGACATATGCCAACTTGCTTAACACATCCAGATGAAGATCGTTACTTAACAGTAAGAGAAGCTTTATCGCTTATGAAGTTACCATTTAACTTTGTATTGCTTGATGCAAAAAGATCTTTAAATCATATATGTCAAAATGTACCTGTAACGACAGCTGAACATCCAGCACGTATGGTTAAAGAATATTTAAATAATAACCTTGAGTTAGTAGATACTCAATTCTTAGTTCAAGACAATAAAAAAAGAACCTATGAATATGAAAAAAACAGTTTACAACTCACTGATTTTATGGTATAATATATACAATGAGAAATAAAACACGGAGAATATATGCCCAGTATTGATTTAAGGCCAAGGCCCAATCGAAACCCGCGAGATAAACGTCCTCAAAAGGAAATGCCTTTTGATGTAGGACTTCGCAAATTTAAAAAAGCCTGTGAGAAAGCAGGCATCGTACAAGAAGTACGCGAACGCCAGTACTACGAAAAACCAGCTCAAAGAAGGCAACGCAAAAAAGCCGAAGCTATTAGTAGAACTCGTAAATTACAACGCATCAATGATGCATACATGAAGCCTCAAAAAGGCAGGAGAAGATAATATGTCTATAATGGATAAATTAAAGAAAAATAGTAAGATAAAAGAAACATCTATACTATCCAAGTCTATTCTTTTTGCAGAGAAAGACATAATTACTACTGATGTGCCAATGGTTAACGTTGCATTATCAGGAGATATTGATGGAGGATTAACATCAGGACTTACAGTTCTTGCTGGTCCATCTAAACATTTCAAAACCTCATTTGCATTATTAATGGGTGCAGCATATTTAAAACAACATGAAGATGCCGTAATGTTATTTTACGATTCAGAATTTGGTTCACCACAATCTTATTTCGAATCTTTTGGTATCGATACATCAAGAGTATTACATACTCCAATTACTGATGTTGAGCAACTTAAATTTGATTTAGTTGGTCAGTTAGAAAATATTGAAAGAAACGATAAAGTCATAGTGGTTATTGATTCAATTGGTAATTTAGCGTCCAAAAAAGAATTGGAAGATGCTTTGAATGAGAAATCAGTTGCTGATATGACAAGAGCTAAAGCATTAAAGGGACTATTCAGAATGGTTACTCCTTATCTTACTATGAAGAATATCCCTTTACTTGCGGTGAACCATACCTATCAAGAGATTGGTTTATTTCCAAAAGCTGTAGTATCAGGTGGTACTGGTATTTACTATTCAGCTGATAACATTTGGATTATTGGAAGACAACAAGATAAAAAAGGAACAGAGATTCAAGGGTATCACTTTGTAATCAATGTAGAGAAATCTAGGTTTGTAAAAGAAAAATCTAAAGTACCTATTAGTGTTTCATGGGAAGGTGGTATTGAGCAGTATAGTGGACTCTTAACTGTAGCTCTTGCTGGTGGATATGTAACTAAACCAAACGTTGGTTGGTACGCTGCAGTTGATATGAAAACTGGAGAAATTAACGATACTAAAGTAAGAGAAAAAGATACTCTTACTAAAAAATTCTGGGATCCAATCTTTAAAAATACAGACTTTAAAGAGTTTGTTAAAACATATTATTCAATTGGACATAGACCAATGATTGATATTGATCTTGATATTGAAACGGAAGACTAATGTATAATGTATCTGAAAAAGACTACTCAATTGTAGAAAATGAGAATAGCCCTTTAAGTGGAGTACTTCTTAAAACAGGTACATGGAAAGATGTAATCGTAGTTTATGGACAGGTTGGTATCAAAGAAGATCCAGCACTGGACATGGCTACACTTACATTTAACTATACAGTACAAGATCCAGGCGAGTTTAGTGTAGATGAACTTGATAAAGATGAGACATTTAAAAACTATCTTGGAGCTGTACTACAATATATAATAACAGATTCGTTAGATTATGCTAACGAAACTAATCAATCAACAATAGGAATTGGACATGACGAATCAACTACCGACACACATACTGAATCATCTTCTCAATAATGAAGAGTTCTGTAGACGTGTAGTACCATATCTTAAGAAAGAATATTTCGAAGGTACTCATAAAACGGTATTCGATCTCATTGTAAACTTTGTAGGTCAACACAACAAATTACCAACATCGAAAATATTAGAGCTTGAGCTTAAAAAGATCAATGCTCCTGAAGATGTATTAAATAATGCATCAAGGTTGGTAAACGAAATAGCTGATAAATCTGATATCGATACTGAGTATCTACTTGATGAATCAGAAAAGTGGTGTAAGGAAAGAGCTGTCTATAATGCTATCATGGATTCTATACAAATCATTGATGGTAAAGATAAAGAACGAAGTGAAGGTGCTATACCTGAAATACTTTCAGAAGCTCTTGGTGTTTCATTTGATGAAGCAATTGGCCATGATTATATCGATAACTCAGAAGAAAGATTTGATTTTTACAATAGAAAAGAAGATCGAATTCCATTTGATCTAGATTATTTCAATAAAATAACTAAGGGAGGTCTTCCTAATAAGACTCTCAATATTGCCTTAGCCGGAACTGGCGTAGGTAAGTCATTATTCATGTGTCATTGTGCAGCAAGTGCTCTTAACTTAGGTAAGAATGTATTGTACATTACAATGGAAATGGCAGAAGAACGTATCGCTGAAAGAATCGATGCTAACTTAATGAATTTGCCAATTGAATCACTTGGGTCATTACCTAAAAATGTATTCGATGATAAGATTGGAAAGATAGCGAAAGCTGCTACGGGTAAACTTATTGTTAAGGAATATCCTACTGGCTCAGCTCACACTGGTCATTTCAGGGCTTTACTTAATGAGTTGCGACTCAAAAAGAACTTTAGTCCTGATATGATCTATATTGACTATTTAAATATTTGTGCCTCAAGTCGCATGCGTGGCATGGGCGGAAGTATAAATAGTTATACCTATATTAAAGCCATCGCGGAAGAACTTCGCGGACTGGCTGTGGAATTCAATGTACCTATAGTATCGGCTACTCAGACTACAAGGTCTGGCTACAGTAATACTGACGTCGGTCTAGAGGATACATCTGAATCATTTGGTTTACCTGCAACGGCAGATCTTATGTTTGCTCTTATATCAACAGAGGAACTTGAGGAACTTGGCCAGATAATGGTAAAGCAATTGAAGAATCGTTATAACGATCCGACCAAATACAAGAGATTTGTGGTTGGTGTAGATCGTTCCCGCATGAAGCTATATGATGTAGAGGAGTCGGCTCAATCAGATATTATGTCTGACATGATACCAGATAAGCCGATAAACAAGTTTGGTGAACGGGAAAGTAATGACTCGTTTGCGGACTTTAAAGTATAAAGGAGAAATATATGAATATGTTAAATAACGCAAAAGCATGGTTAATGGATAGATGGGCAGAAAGAACATCTTGGGACGGTGGTATGATCATCGGACTATCATTATCCTACCTACTCTTAGGTGGCTTAGTTGACCTTCTAGCTTGGGTAGCCCTTGCTTACGGTGTTTACACTTTTATTGCAAAAGAAGTATAATAACCTTTAATTATGACAATTCGTGGGGGAGTTTCATACTCCCCTTTTTGAGAACAACACTTTTCTGTCAACTATTTTCAATTATTTTCACAAAAAACGTTTACAACTGCTCCCAACTATGGTATAATATAACTATAAATTGATAAGGAGATAAAATGTCAAATTTACAAAATGAACAAACCCTCGAAAGATTATTCGACGAGGTCTCAGAAATGAACACAGGTTGTATTCTGAGAGAACTGGATGGCGGTGTAGCTAGACCAGGATTATGCGAGTCATTCGACATGAGAGTTGCTATGACTGATAGAAACGTAGTTATTGAAAGACTCGTTAACCAAAGATTCGAGGCTTTGCCGGAGGGACCACAATGATATTATCACTAACCCACATCGCAACTGATATCCCACTAGATATCGAATTAGATTTAGTAGAACAAAGTTTTGCTAAAGACAAAAATCCAGAAACTATTAATGAATCATGGAATAAACTGTGTGATTCAGTATTTGCAAGAACTGGCCATGATATTCAGGGTCAATTCTTTTTAGAAACTTTAGGTGGGAGGCCAATACACTAATGAGATATTCAAGTAGTTATGTAATGACTGCAGATCCTAAATGCGCAAGCTCTATGCTAGAGTTGCAAAATTTAAGAGATCTAGTCAAGAAACAAAATGCAATCTTAAGAAGACGTGCATCACAAGCAAGTATGAATTACGGGCCGCAAAAGCTCGTACAATTCTATGTTAAATGTCAAGGACGTGGTCCAAGAGTTAAACATGCAGTTGCTCAAGGTTCATATCGTAGAAGATACGATCAATCATTACCACTAAAATTTGCGGAGAGAATGGATGTATATGTATACGAAAGATGATGTTTCATTTAAAGTAATTGCTACTGAAGACAAAGAAGTCAAAGCTGATTATATTTTTGATCAGCTTAAAGATGCAATTATATTTGAAGAGCAAATGCGAAAAAAAGGTTTTGATACACATGTAGAAAGAGTGCTTCTATAGTGGAAGTATACGCAATTACATTTATTTGCATACTCGGTGCTGGTTATCAAGCATTTCAAATTGGCATACGTGAAGGTGCTGAAAGAACCATTCGAAAACTTCATGAAAAAAAGATCATCAATGTAGACAGGGGCGGAGAAATTTCGCCCAATCTTTTCTACACAAAAGATAAAGTTTAAAAAGTTATAAATAGATATTTACATTTACTAAAAAGTAAGGTATAATAACTCTATGAAAAATTTTAAAGACTTTAAAACACTTAAAGAAGCAGTAAAAATGACTCCAGCTCAGTTAGATAAACCTAACAGTATTACTGGAGAAGCGAGAGTTGATATTCTTATAAGACTGATTGGACAAAATAAACCAATTGAATTAGCTAAAGGCGGATCAGTAGTAATAGAAAAAAATCCTGAGCTACTTAAACTTTTAAAAGACTTTAAAAAGAGTAATTCAGATAAGAAAGCTGCTATACCATTTATGGGAATAGATGGAAACAGTTATACCACATCAGATTTATCTAAGTCATCAGTATTTGGTGGTGGCGGAGGATCTGGTGGAGGTTCACTTAACACAAAGATTACAGAATCACATCAATGTGTTATGTGCCAAGCGATGTTAGATCATGGAATGCATGATGAAGATTTCTTTACGCATGATATACTTAAAGCAGCATACAAAAAAGTATTTGTTGATGCATCATTAGATGAAGTATTAGGCGTAGAAGGAGATTGGTTTACATCATCTCATCTCTCTGCATATGAATTAATTAAAAACAAATATATCCATAAAGGTCACACCTTTCACAGAAATGACAAAGTCATGAATAGCATATATGCACTTAAAAATGTAGCATATAAAAATACAGATATGAAAGCGTTAAAAGATGACAAATGGAATCCTGGCGATATATGGGCTGTTGATAAAAGCTTTAACATAAAAAATCTTAAATCAGACAGCGTTAAATCATTAAATGAATCTATATTAGAACACTTTGCAAATCGAACTTTAGTTGGTATATCTCTTAAACTTGTTAAGAAAAAAGCTAAACTAACTGAATACAATGTTAAACTACCACCTGATACTGACGATCATAAGTTAATGCAGATCTTATTACAAGGAGCTGTACGAGGAGACTTCTGGTCTAACAAAGGTGCAACATTAGTATTTGATGATGGTAAAATGGCTTTAAAAGATAACTCACCTGGCGGTAACGTAAAAGCAGAAATTATATTAAAAACTGCAAGAGGTGGTGGAGCAAGTTGGGGAGTTTTACAAGATGCAACAAAAGTTGTATTTAATAAGAAATTACCAAATCATAAAGCTGGAATATATAATATAGCGAAGAAAATAGCTACAAAGAAAGATAAAAAAGGAATTGCAATATTTTGGAAGATGTATAACAACTTTTATAAGAATGAAACATTTGAACAATTCCAAGAACTACTATTAGCAAAAGATACTAATTGGATTTCATCTAAACTTGGTTGTTTATATGTTTGTTATTACTTGGATATTAATACAGGTAAAAGAGCAAACAGATGGATAACTAAAATTGTAAATTATGCTGGATCAAAAGCAGAAGATTCCAGCTCGTACGTAAAGGTTTATACATGATAAGTTTAACAAATTACTTAACAGAGGCCGCAGGCAAGAATACTCATATGACACATATTGAAGATCTTGTCATTGACGGTGGAGTTAAGGGGGCTCGCCAGGCAATCCTAGCGCTCAGATCACTGAGGGATATGTTGAGCGGTAACGCAAAAGCACCTGTGGACGTTACTGTCAAGTGGGACGGAGCCCCCGCCTTATTCGCTGGAGAAGATCCACGAGATGGACAATTCTTTGTAGCAAAAAAAGGTATCTTTAATGCTGATCCTAAAGTATATAAGAATCATGCAGATATAGATGCTGATACATCAGGTGATTTAAATAAAAAATTAAAGATTGCATTTGATAATCTAAAAAGTCTTGGCATTAAAGATGTAATACAAGGTGACTTTATGTTTGACTCAAGTGATCTAAAAAAGGAGAAGATTGATGGAGTCCAACATATTACTTTCCATCCTAATACTATTCTTTATGCTGTACCTACAGGTACGCCCTTAGCAAAAGAGATTGCAGCAGCTAAAGTAGGTATAGTATGGCATACATCATATAGTGGAGCAACATTTGAAACTATGAAAGCAGAGTTTGGTAAAGATATTGTTTCTAAATTAAAACCAAATAAAAATGTATGGATGCAAGATGCTACTTTAAAAGACCTAAGTGGTACTGCAACACTCACTAAACAAGATAGCTTAGAAGTATCAAAGAAATTATCAGATGCTGGTAAGATATTTAAAAAGATATCAGCTTCTACATTAAAAGAAATAGAATCAAATAAAGAATTAAATCTTGTTATTAATGTATATAACAATAAAAAAGTAAGAGAAGGTCAAAGAATTACTAATACTAAAAAACATGCTACTGGTTTAATAATGTTTGTTCAAGATAGATATGCAAAACAAATCGATAAATTATCGTCTACAAAGGGTAAAGATAATAAAGCAAAACAAAGAGATGCATTATTAAAGTTTTTTGATAAAAAAAATATAAAAAACTTACAAAATGTGTTTGATTTACAAAATTTATTAGTAGACAGCAAATTAATTATTATAAATAAACTAAACAAACTTAATAAAATTGGAACGTTTGTTAAAACAACGTCCGGATTTAAAGTGACCAACCCAGAAGGTTTTGTTGCTATAGATCGTATGGAAGGTGGAGCAGTTAAACTAGTTGATAGAATGGAATTTTCTACCAACAACTTTAGCAAAGATATTATTAAAGGCTGGGACAATCCAGGCTAAATGGGAACCGAGGATATAAATGTCGATAAAATCATTCAGTGATTATTTAACTGAAAACACAAAAGAAGTATCATTCGTATTTGGGAGATTTAATCCTCCGACGATTGGTCATGAAAAATTATTTGAAGCACTGAAAAAACAATCACGCGGTGGTTCATATAGAATCTATGCATCACAATCAGTAGATGCTAAAAAGAATCCTCTTCAATTTAAAGATAAAATTAAATTCCTTCGTAAAATGTTTCCTAAACATGCACGAAATATAATGGCCGATAAAGGTGTTCGTACAGTACTGGATATTGCAGTAAAACTTTACGATCAAGGCTTTACCAAAATAACACTTGTCGCTGGTAGCGATAGAGTAAGAGAGTTTGATATATTATTAAACAAATATAATGGTGAAAAAGCTAAACACGGTTTTTATAATTTCGAAGGTGCAATAAATGTAGTAAGCGCAGGAGAAAGAGATCCAGATGCCGAAGGTGCAACTGGTATGTCTGCTTCAAAAATGCGTATGGCCGCTCAACAAAATGATCTAGCTGGATTTGCGAAAGGAGTTCCAGCTAGGTTTCATCCAACAGATCTTTTTAATGCTGTACGTAAAGGTATGGGATTAAAATTAGAAAGTACTTTTAGACAACATGTTGAATTACCAACTGTATCTGAGTCAAGAGAGGAATATGTTGCAGGTAACTCATTCCAAGTTGGAGACGAAATTGTAATTAAAGAAACAAATGAAGTAGGTACTATTTCAGTTTGTGGAACTAATTATGTAATAGTAGAAGGTATATTAGGTAAGAAAAGATACTGGTTAGATGCTATAGAATTATTAGAATATAATGAAATAGGTACTAAAACATATACAAATTATCTTAAAAATGAAACACCTGGCGAAAAGAAGAAAAAGAAAGATGAGAATAGAGAAGATCCTGATATCGGTCACAAAAAAGGTTCACAACCAGCCAAATATCATGCAGGTCTTTCTAAATCTACAAAGCAAAAAAGAGATGCTCATTTTAAAAAGAAATCTACAAAACCAGCTCCAGGTGATGCAACAGCAAAAACAAAACCATCTACACATACAAAAAAATATCATCAAATGTTTGGTGAATTAACATTTGAAGACTTTAATGTACATGAAGGTAAATCAGATGCAGCACTTAAGAAAAAAGCTGATAAATCTGGTATGCCTTTAGGTATATTAAGACAAGTATTCAATAGAGGAGTAGCAGCATGGAAAACAGGTCATAGACCTGGAACAACAGCTGTTCAATGGGGATTGGCAAGAGTCAATTCATTCGTAACAAAATCAAAAGGAACATGGGGCAAAGCTGATAAAGATCTAGCCGCTAAAGTAAGAGGATAAAAAATGAAATTTAAAGAACTAAGAGAAAAATACAGAAGTAAATTCCCTTCATCTCTTGTTGCAGCTGCTGTAAAGATTGCAATTGATATGGGTGGTAATATGACTGGAGCTCATAAAAAAATAGAAGCAATGAAAAAAGGATTAGCAAATGATCCTATGGTTAAAGATGCTTTAAGACAAGCAAACGAATCAGTAAACGAAGAGACCGTTAAATTAGTAGATATGGACGACGATAGTCATAAGACTGCAGTTAAGCTTGCTCAAAAGGCTGGTGTAAAAGTTGTAAGTAAAAAAACTAAAACTGGTACTGAACTTAGTGTATCAGGTCCTAATAAAAATATCGGTAAGTTTATGATGTCTTTACCAGAATCAGTGCAAAAAGTTAAAGAAGGTACATGGGATATACCAGATACTAAAACTAAACTTCAAAAATTAATGGACCTTGTATCAAAGCCATACTTTGCTACTACTGAAAAGGAAGTAGACAAATATTTAAAGCTTATGCCATTTGGTGATGATGAGTTATACGATGATCTTGGTGTTTTATATTTTATCCCTGGGTCTACAAAGAGTAAGAAGTTTCCTAAGACTGATTTAAACAAAGTTGCAATGGATTCACTTAATGGTAGATGGTTAACTGCTAAGAAAAAAGGTCAAGGTTATGATATTACACATATCAACTTCGATGTAGATATGGATGAAGCAATCAAAAGAAAATCTGGAAACATACGACCAGGTAGAAGAATGAAAGTCGACTTAAGCGCAGGATCAAAATACTAATGAAAACCTTTAAACAAGCTAGACAAAAATTTAAGTCTTATACTGACGCCGAAAAAGAAATTGATACAGATGGCGACGGTATTAAAGCAGATGAATTAGATGAAGCACCATATGTAGCTAGTGATAGTGATATACTAGATTCTATATGGAAGGAAGTTAAAAAGGTCTTAGAAAAAGATTTAAAAAAAGGCAAAACAGAATTAACTAATATAATAGCTAGAATTGCTAAGTTTAAAGTCACTAAAGATAAACAACAAAAGGGCAAATCGTTTAGAATGGATTTAAAAAGATGATATCATTTAAATCATTTCTTTCTGAAAAGGGTCCTGGTCTTTGGGCCAATATCCATAATAAAAGAAAGAGTGGAAAGCCAATGCGTAAAAAAGGAGAAAAAGGAGCTCCTACTCAAGCAGCTATGGACAGAGCTAAAGGAGAAAACGTAGAAGAAGGCGAAGGTAAATACAAAGGCGAAACTTGGGAAGATGGTTACAAAAGAAGAGTTGTAAAAACCACAGATCCTGAACATAAAGAACAAGGTTATAACTGGCGTATTAAAGGTAAAGAAAGAAACGAGATTTCTATAAAGCTATATAAATCTAAACCTGACTTTGCTGAATATAAAAAACAAATGAAAAGAGTAGCGGGGCATGAGTTCGGTGGATAATTTCAAAGAACATATAAATAAAAACTTTGGTTTATATGAAGGAACAACTGTTCCATTAGAAAGACCATTGATAGAAGCTCCGGAGCTTAATAAACCAAAAAGATCAGCTGGTCCAAGCAAGTATGTGGTATATGTAAAAAATCCACAAACTGGTAATGTAAAGAAGATAAACTTTGGAGATGCAAAAGGTGGTTTAACATCAAAGATAAATGATCGTGATGCTGCTCGAAACTTTGCTTCAAGACATAACTGTGATACTAAAACTGATAAATTGTCAGCTGGTTATTGGGCATGTAGATTACCTAAGTATGCTAAAGAATTAGGTTTAAAGGGAGGAGGGAATTACTTTTGGTAAACCTTCCATTTGCAGAAGAATATACCTTAGGAGGTATAGAGAGAGAATTCTTTATCGATCGAGATGATGAGGAATATGTTTGGCATCGTGACAATGAAGATCGTGAAATTGAAATACTCGAAGGCGATGGTTGGTGTATACAGTTTGATAACTGTTTACCGTTTTTATTATCACCAGGCATGATATTCGACGTACCAAAGGGAGAATATCATAGAGTATTAAAAGGTGTTAACACCCTCAAATGTAGGATTATCTCTAAAGATGGATAAACAAGAAATGCAAGTTTACACAGTTCAATCTCAAAGATTGGATAGAATAGAAGAGAAATTAGATCAAATGGCTCAGGCGATAATAGCGCTTGCAAGAGCTGAAGAGAAGATTTCAACTCTCGCAGAATTTAATAAGCAACAAGCAACTCAAGTGCAATCGCTTATAAATAGAATAGACCGTGTTGAGCAATTAGTTAATAGCAATGCAAGCACAGTCAATATTATTAATAGAATATTCTGGGTAATATTAGTTGGTTTAATATCAGCAGTTACTTGGGAATACATAGTTCATTTAAGTAATTAACGGAGAAAAAAATGAAATTCAATGATGACATAACAATGAGCATTGCTAACACAGTACAAGATGTACTTGAAGGTAAAGCTCCAAAAAAAGAAGAAGCTAAATATCCTCACGATATGTTTCACCCTAAAACTGGCGAAAAAGTAGTTGCTAAAACTCCTGAAGATCATGAAAAACTTGCTAAGCAAGGTTACACTCATGAAAAGCCAAAAGTTAATGAGGTTGAAGAGCCAAGAGCTAAAGGCGAAAAGGATTTTAAAGACAAGCATGTTATAAAAAAATCTGGTGAAAATCCAGATGGTACAGTAACTAAAGAAGCTAAGCATGATGATGAAGAAGATGAGAAAAAAGAAGGTAATGCCTTCACTAAAGCTTTAAATGCTGCTCGTAAAAACGGTGATGATGAATTCGTAGTTTCTGGTAAAAAATACAAAGTAGAAGACTACAAAGACGACGAAGAAGAAGAAAAGAAAGACGTCAAAGAAGGTAAAAAAGAAGACGAAGAAGACGAAAAAGTCGATGAGCAGTCTGAAAAACAAAAAAAATACCGAGCATTCTTTGATAAAGCTCTTAAGAAATTTGGTGTAAAATCACCTGATGAACTTGAAGGAGATAAAAAGAAAGAATTCTTTGATTACGTTGATGCAAACTACGAAGCTGATAACGAAACTGACTAATTAATTATACCGAAAGGTATATATAATATATGATGAAAGTATTTGATGAGTTGACGAGTAAGAATTTTAAACTTTTTGCGGCACAACATTATAACAATCCGGAATGTACGGATGTAGAAGAATTCAAGCAAGACTTAAGTAGATTTAAATATCTCAAAAGGTTGCTTACTCGATACGAAGAACATGGTGAATTACAAGAACGATTAATTCTTAATCACATTATAGTTCTTTATAACGTATTTGGTATAGAAGCTTGTAATAGAATGATATGGTATAAGATAGATCAAAATCACTATCAATATATCAAACCATTTTTAGTATATCTTCACTACTTACCTGAGGATGAGAAGGTTGATGTCGTAATGGACCCTAACATAGTAGAGGTATTAAGAGAACTTTAATGGGAATTATATCAAGAACAGGAGATTTATTTTACGCATTTCGCTTTTTGAAATTGCTCGTTACTCCGTTTGAGAAAACAAAAGCGTTTGAGCTTGGTATAATTGATAAAGAAGGTAAGGTACTTAAAAAAGGACCTGAACGTACAACTCCAGAAGAAAAGTCAGCCTATACAGTTTTTCATAGACTTGTATTTAATCTTAAAAGAATAATGGCAAAAGCTCCAGGCGGCAAATCAGTTGTTGCTCGTTATGGAGCTGCTCTATTCTTGATTAAAGAACATACTGGAATGTCTGAAAAACAATTATTAAAAACATTAGAAAAAGCTTTAGAAGAACCGCTTAGTAATGAGATAAATGAAAACTATTGGTATCAAGATTCAGAAGCAAGACTTTATCCAGGTAATTATATTTTAGTAGAAGATGTAGCATCTTTAGAAACTGGTGAAATAATAGCGCATAGAAATTCAAAAGTTATAGTTAATGACTTATTAACACCAGTTGGAAGCATTTCTAATATAAATATATACAGGGTATTACATTCTAAAACAAGACAAAATATATACATAACAAATAGAGATATAAGCAGATGATAAGATCATTTAAAGAATACCAAGATATGTGGGAAGATGCAGCAGCAAATGCTGTAGGTCATGGTGGTGTATCTATGCCAGCAGACGCTATGCCAAAAGATAAACACGATAAACATAAAAAGAAAAATCAAATGCATAAAAGAATTTATGATGGAAGAACTAAAGAGGGTAAGAAGTTTGTAGAACGTATCCTTGCTAGGAGAAACGCACGTGAAATACTTAAAAAAACTGATTAATATTGTTAAGAAAGTTTATTGGTGGATAGTAAATAAGTTAAATCCAAGATTTACTGTTACTGTTTCCTTTGATAATCAATGGGGTAATGGTGACGATCAAAAATATGTGCATGTGAGAAAAATAATAAAATCAAACTTCAAAGAACTAAAGTTTAGAACAGATGATAAAAGAACTGTGCATATCAAAGGTATGCAAGGTTTAAGATATAAGATAGAGGACGAATAATGTCAGTAAATAAAATAGTAGCAGACCATTTAGGTAAAACAATAGAAGAATGTAGCGATGATAAATCATTAGTAGATGATCTTGGAGCTGATTCATTAGACACAGTTGAAATTATTTTACAGCTTGAAGAACAATATGATGTAGAAATAGCAGATGAAGATGCAGAAACTCTTTCAACTATAGGTCTTATTAAAGAATATATTGAGGTGAATTCATAATGCAGCAATTTTTTATAGCTATCATATTAGTACTAGGTTTAAGTACCTGGTGGTTATATGGGCAAAACCAAACATTTAAAGCAAACCAAATTAAACTCGAGGCTGCTGTCGAAGAACAGAAACAAGCTATGGAGATCATGAAAGAACAATATGAGAAACAAGGTAAAGCTTTAATGAATATGAGCAGACAGAATGCTCAGATCGAAGAAGAAAAGGCAAAATATTTAGCTATATTTGCTAGGCATAATTTAGATGCACTTGCAATTAAAAAGCCTGGACTTATAGAATTAAGATTTAACAAAGCAAGTGAAGCAGTGATGGAGGGACTTGAAGATGATACAGAAAAACTTAGTACTCTTAATCAGTAGTATTTTTCTATTTACAGGATGCAGTACCTTAGGTTTATTAGGTCCTAAGAAAATAGAGACTGTATCTAAGCCAATACAAATAGATATTATGCAACCTGATTTGCCAAGACCTGTAGAACTTACAGCACCTAAATGGTATGTGGTATCAGAAGCTCGTATTGCTAATCCTTGTAAAAAGGTTGTACAAGAAGATGGTAAAGAAAAACGACCAAAGGTTTGTGATAAATCTGAAACAGAAAATCCAGACTGGCCAGAAGGTTATACTTATTTAGATCGATTCCTTGATGAAATGAAAAAACAAAACAGCGGTGAAGTTGTATTTGTAGCTACATCAGTTGGAGACTATAAAGTAATGGCTGAGGATATGCAAGAACTTAAGCGATACCTAAAACAACTGGGAGAAGTAGTAGTTTATTATAAAAATGTTACTATGCCTAACGGCGATAAAGGTGCTGGTGTAGCAATTAAAAAAGATGATTAGCATAATAGTTGCCGTTTTTCGTGCAATTATTATTAAATTATTAACAACATCAGTATTTAGTTTCTTACACCCATCTTTACTAAAATTAGATAAATGGGCTGAAACAAAGCTTGGAATCGATATTATAAAACAAGATAAAAAGTTCCATGAAAAATATCCTCTCATATCAAAAAGAATTGCAGTATTAGAGAGAGATGCACACCCTAAGTGTGGTATAGAATCCTTTGATGGTTATGCCAACCTTGACAATAGAATAAAAGAAATAGAAAGAAGACTTAAAATAAAACAAAAATAAACGTTTACATTTGTTTACTTTTGTGGTATAATATATATTATAATGAATGGAACAACTACAATAAATGTCACTAAGCGAGATGGAACAATACAACCATTTGATTTAGAGAAAGTACACAAAGTTTTAGAATGGGCAGTTGAAGATATATCAGGCGTATCAATGTCTGAAATCGAACTCAAAGCAAACATACAACTTTACGATAAGATTCCAGCTTATGATATTCATGAGTTGTTAATCAAATCCACAGCAGAATTAATTTCTGATCATACACCAAACTATCAATTCGTAGCAGCAAGACTTATATCTTATAAAATGAGAAAAGAAGCTTATGGAGACTATCAAGTTCCATCGCTTTGGGTAATCATTAATAGGAATATACAACTTGGAGTATATGATGAAGAAGTCATTAACATATATAGTGATGAAGAAATCAGTGAGCTTAATGATTATATTAAGCATGAAAGAGATGATACATTTACATACGCTGGAATGGAACAATTCCGTGGTAAATATTTAGTTCAAGATAGAAGAACTAAACAAATATACGAAACTCCACAAATATTGTATATGATGATTGCAATGACTTTGTTTGGTAAGTATAAAGATAACCGACTTAAATTTGTAAAGGACTATTATGATGCAATTTCTCAATTCTATATATCACTACCTACTCCAATCATGGCAGGCGTTAGAACACCGACTCGACAATTCAGTTCTTGCGTCCTTATTGAATCAGGAGATTCCCTTGATTCTATTAATGCTACTGCTACTTCTATTGTCAGATATATAAGCAAGAAAGCAGGTATTGGAATAGGCGCAGGATCAATAAGAGCGAATGGTGCCAAGGTAGGTGATGGTTCGGTTGTACATACAGGATTAATACCATTCCTAAAGTATTTTCAATCGGCTGTGAAGTCGTGCTCGCAAGGAGGTGTACGTGGAGGAGCGGCCACAGTTTATTTACCTCTTTGGCACTATGAGTTTGAAGATCTTATTGTACTTAAAAACAATAAAGGTACTGATGAAAGTCGTGTAAGACATATGGACTATGCATTTCAATTCAATAAACTTATGTATGAAAGGTTATTATCAGGCGGTAATATAACTTTCTTCGATCCAAATGATGTGCCAGGACTCTATGAAGCGTTCTTTGCAGATCAAGATGAGTTTGATAAGTTATATGAGAAGTACGAAAGAAAGACATCAATACGTAAAAAATCATTACCAGCGCTTGAAGTCTTTCAACAATTTTTAACTGAAAGAAAAGATACAGGTAGAATATATCTTATGAATGTAGATCATGCAAATGATCATGGTGCGTTTAAACCTGAAGTTGCTCCAATACGTATGAGTAATTTATGTTGTGAGATTGATTTACCTACAAAGCCCTTAAGTAACTATGATGACACAGAAGGTGAAATATCATTATGTACTTTATCGGCTATTAATTGGGGACTTATAAATGAAACCACCGAATTTGAAAAATATTGCGATTTGTCTGTGCGTGCTCTTGATGAGCTACTTGACTATCAAGGGTATCCAATCCCAGCAGCAGAAAAAGGTACATTATCTCGAAGACCGTTGGGAGTTGGGATTATCAACCTCGCGTACTTTCTTGCAAAAAGAGGATTAAAATACGATGAATCTGCATACGAAATAGTAGATGAATATGCAGAAGCATGGTCATATTATTTAATAAAAAGTTCAGCAAACCTTGCCGCTGAGAAAGGAAAATTGATATATAATACTGATACGAAATATTCTGATGGAGTACTTCCTATCGACACTTATAAGAGAGCGTTAGATAATCTTATAGTGCATAGAGAACGTTTGCCGTGGGAAGAGTTAAGAGAACAACTCAGAGAAACGGGAATTCGAAACTCTACACTAATGGCCTTAATGCCCGCTGAAACAAGCGCTCAGATAAGTAACAGTACGAATGGTATTGAACCACCAAGAGCATTGGTATCGTACAAACAGAGTAAAGATGGTGTAATGGCTCAGGTCGTACCTGGTTATCACCACCTTAAGAATAAGTATGATTTACTGTGGGATCAAAAATCTCCAGAAGGATACTTAGCAATATGTGGTATATTACAAAAGTATATAGACCAAGGTATCTCTGTAAACACATCTTATAATCCTGAACACTTTGAGGATAATAAGGTACCAATGTCAGTAATGATTACTGATCTCGTGACGGCATATAAGTATGGCCTCAAACAGTTGTATTACTTTAACACCTTTGATGGTGCTGGTGAGATAACTGATGGTGAAACTCATCATGCATATGATGGTGAAGCAGAAACCTATGTTGAAGATGATGAAGATTGTGATTCATGCAAGATTTAAGAAAGAAAATAAATCAAAGAATGGACATACTTCAAGCTTGGATGGAAGTAGATTATCATTTAAGAAATCCGAAAGTAGTATATGATCATACCTTAACAATAAGTAAATTTTGGTCAGTACTTTCAGAAGAAGACAAAGAATATATACAGTGCGCACAAGACGCAATAGAAACAAAATCAAACATTTCATGGAAACCCGATGGCAGTACTCAAGAAAAATAAAAAATCTCACTTAGAACGTAATATGTTTTTTGATGAGAGTGTTGACATCGCAAGATACGATCAAGTCAAATACCCTCAACTAGAAAAGATAACAGATAAACAACTTGGTTTCTTTTGGAGACCTGAAGAAGTTGATGTATCTAAAGACAAAAAGGATTTTGATAATTTAACTGATCATGAAAAACACATCTTCACATCTAATCTCAAAAGGCAAATACTATTGGACTCTGTTCAAGGTCGGGCCCCGAACCTTGCTTTCCTTCCTATATGTTCGTTACCTGAAGTAGAGAACTGGATTGAAACATGGTCATTCTTTGAGACAATTCATAGTAGATCATACACTCATATTATAAGAAACATCTATCCAGATCCAAGTGCAGTCTTTGATTCAATGCTTGATGTAAAAGAAATTATGGAATGTGGAGATGACATTGCAAAATACTATGATGAACTTATTGACGATAATAGAGCAGCAACAAACAAGTTATCAAATAAAAGAACACTATGGATGTGTTTATTATCAGCTAATGCATTAGAAGGTATTAGATTCTATGTATCATTTGCTTGTTCATGGGCATTTGCTGAATTAAAAAAGATGGAAGGTAACGCAAAGATTATTAAGTTTATTGCAAGAGATGAAAATACTCATTTAGCTGGTACAACAGTTATGATACGTAATCTCTTAAAAGAAGATAAAGACTTTGTTAAAATATCAAAACAAATGGAAGATGAAGCTGTTAAATTATTTGTAGATGTTATTGAACAAGAAAAAGCATGGGCAACATATCTTTTCAAAGATGGTTCTATGATTGGTTTAAACGAAGCAATATTACATAACTATATAGAATGGATAGGATGCAAACGAATGAGAGCATTAGGTTTGCCTTGTCCTTATCACGTACCACAAATGAATCCATTACCTTGGACAGAAAAATGGATATCAGGTGGTAATGTACAAGTTGCTCCACAAGAAACAGAGATAAGTTCTTATGTTGTTGGTGGAGTAAAACAAGACGTAGATAAAAATACGCTAAGCGGTTTAAGCTTATAAATAATTTTTAACGGAGAAAAATATGGAAGTAATAGTATTAATAGCACTACTTTGGGCATGGGAAGGAAACCTATGGGAAGAAGTAGATCCTGAACCAGAAGCACCAGTAGTAGAACAATCAGTACCAGATAATGCAGTTGATGTTACACAGGTAACTCAAACAGCTGCAGTACTTACAGCAGTTGCTGAATCATTAACAGGTACATCAACAGCGACATCAACACAAACAGAAGCTGAAATAGAAGCTCAGATTATAGAAGAGCTAGAAAATATGGATGTAACCACAACTACGGTACCTACAACTACTACAGCGACTGGTACATCAACATCAACAAGCACATCAACGGGAACATAATGAAAGAATTAGGAATGGCTTTATTAGCAACAGCAAGTATATTTGGATTTCTTGGAGCAACAGTATATCCAGATTTAGAACATAAAAATGGTAAAAGAAATACATCATGTATAGGAGAATGTTATGAAGAATATGTTAAAATTAATGGCACGGCTACTGAAATTGAACAAAGAAAAAACGCTGCCGCTGCAACAGATCCATTTAGTTCCATTAAAGGACTTTGGTCTGGATGTGCCGCTTGCCACGGTAGCGAGGGACAAGGTATGGCCGTGTTCCCAGCGCTTAAAGGAAAATCTGCTGATTACATATACCAAAGATTACAACAGTACAAGAATCGTGAAACTGTGGGATCAATGAGTTCTACTATGTGGGCTCAAGTAGGTATGCTATCAGATGATGATATGAAAACAATAGGTAAATTTATTGAGGAGACAATGAAGTGATAGAGATATATGGAAAAACACAATGTCCTTTTTGTGATAAAGCAAAAGCATTATGTGAAAGAGAGGATATGGAATACACATATAAACAACTTGGAGAAGACTTTGGTAGAGAAGAAATGCTAGAAATTTTTCCTAACGCAAGAACATTTCCACAAATTATAGTAGATGGAAATAAGATTGGCGGTTACACAGAACTTCAAGCTTTAGTAGATTTAGAGTTGTGATTTTAGAGTGCGAATATTGTTATTCACGCATAGTCATAAAACCTGATGACAGAGAAACACGAATAAATTTTTGTCCTCATTGCGGCGAACCAGCTGATGATGATTTAGACGAATTAGATTTTAATGACGAATAATTGGATATATCAAGGAAGAAAGTTCGAACCACCAGAAGATTTTACTCCAGACGTGTGGTACGGTTTTGTATATTGTATAACCAATAGAGGCACAGCAAAAAAGTACATTGGAAAGAAATTTTTTTGGAAGGCAAAGACTCTTCCTATTACAAAAACTCGAAAGAGGCGCAAAAGACTTAAAGTCGAATCGGATTGGCGTACATACTACGGTTCTAATAAACACCTACAACAAGATGTCGAAAAGATGGGAGAAGACTTCTTCCATAGAGAGATTATACATCTCTGTAAATCGAAAGGCGAATGCGCATATCTTGAAACAAAAGAGCAATTCGAAAGAGAAGTCTTATTAAAAGAAGAGTATTATAACGGTATTATCAATTGTAGAATAGGTGGTAATGCTGTAAAAAACTTAAAATAAACGTTTACATTTACTTAAAAGTATGGTATAATAGATATATTATGGCAAAAATATTAAAGTTTCCGACTCCGGAAATCAAAAAAGAAAAAGAAGATGCTGATCTTCTTAATAAACTCAGCGATGAATGTGTTGATAACTCTCATTTCTTATTAGAAGTAATGGAAGAGTTTATTACAACTGGTGAAGTAAATCAAGACTTTATGTTAATGGATTTCAGAGATGAAACAAAACAAGAGTCAAGAGATATGTTTGTTATTGTTAATATGTTAAATGCAATGTTTAATCGTTGGTACGCTATGCCACATGGATTGCATCAAACAATGGATAACGCTTATATAAAAATCAAAGAAATGATTCTTATAAATGAAGAAGCTAATCATCAAATAGCTGAATATACATTTACACCAGAAGATAGCGATATAGAATTTACTTTTACACCCGAGGATCCAGAAGATAATGATACTGATTGATTACAGCCAAATAGCGCTGTCTAATATAATTGTGCAAAAGCTCAATGATGAAAGCATGATAAGACATATGATACTTAATAGTATACGTATGTACAACAAAAGATATAGAGAAGAATATGGGCAACTTGTTATATGTGCTGATGGCATGAATACATGGAGAAAAGAATTCTTTCCAGAATATAAAGCAGCTCGTAAAAAGAACAGAGATAGTTCAAGTCAAGATTGGACTGAAATATTTAGAATTTTGCATACTGTAAGAGATGAAATAAGAGATTACCTACCATATAAAGTCGTACATCTAGAAGGCGTAGAAGCTGATGATGTTATTGGTACATTAACTATGCAAACACAAGAGTTTGGTATGAATGAACCAGTTATGATTATCTCTTCTGATAAAGACTTTATTCAATTACAAAAGTTTAAAAATGTTAAACAATTTAGTCCTATACAAAAGAAGTTTGTGACTGATAAGAATCCTAGAACATATCTCTTTAATCATATTATGAGAGGAGATACAGGAGATGGAATACCAAATGTTCTTTCAGCTGACGATACATTTATATCTGAAAAAAGCCAAACACCATTAAGACAGACAAAGATTGATGCATGGTTAGAAAACGCAGATAATCTAAGAGAATCTATGGATGATGAAATATATCGCAATTATCAACGTAACAAAAAACTGATAGATTTGACTGATATACCAGAAAACATACAAGAAACAATTATAAATACTTTTAACGGGCAAACAAAAACGCCAAATATGAAAGTATTAAACTATTTAATAAAGAAAAGATGTAATCATTTGATTGAAGTCGTGGAGGAATTTTACAATGGCTAGACAATTAGTTTCGGAAGTACTAGAAAAAGCTTCCAAGATCGTAAAGAAAAGCGATCGTATTGCTTATTTACAAGCAAATAAATCACCAGGATTATTAGATATCCTAAGAATAAACTACGATGATACTATCGTATCAATGTTACCAGAAGGCGCACCAGCTTATCAGCAAGATGATGCTCCTAAAGGTTACGAATATTCAATTCTTAATAAAGAATACAAAAAATTTAAATACTTTTTTAAAGGTCCTGTTGCGTTAGCAATGAAGCCTCTTAAAAGAGAAAGCATGTTTCTACAGCTTCTTGAAACTTTAAATAAGGAAGAAGCTGAATTGCTAGTTGCAGCTAAAGATAAGTCACTAGCAATTAAAGGTATTACGAAAATATTAATTCGTGATGCATTTCCAAATCTGATAGTAAAATAGGAGGTGATCCCCAGATTTTTGTTATGATACAATTGTTTAATTTTTATAATATAGGAGAAACTATGTTTGTACAAATTGAAAGCCTAAAGAAAGATATTTCTAAAGCAATATACCATAAAAGAAAATTAGTTAAAAAAGGGAGGAACATTAAAGCTTACAAGCTGGGAAAGCAAATTGATTACATGTATCACACTTTAAAAGAAATGCAATAAATCGTTTACATTACTTTGAAAATGTGGTATAATATATATTATGAATATTTTTATACTAGATAATGACCCCGTGATTGCAGCACAAGAGCAGTGCGACAAACATGTAGTAAAAATGATTGTCGAATCTGCTCAAATGCTGTCTACAGTACATCGCATGGTAGACGGTGTTATGGAAAGAAGACCATCTAAATCTGGAGCAATGCTACAATACTGGAAGTTAGATGATGAACGTGAGGATATACTATACAAAGCCTGCCATTTTAATCATCCATCAACAATATGGACTCGCGAAGGCTGTTGTAATTACACTTGGCATTACAAACATTTTATTGGCCTTTGTGATGAGTATACTTACCGATATGGTAAAGTACATTCAACAGATACAAAACTCAGAGAGATACTTTCGTCATTACCAAATAATATCAAGATAGGTAAAACACAATTTAAACTTGCAATGGGTTCTAATCCAGAATGCGTAGTTACTGGATTAGGTGGCACTGATCCTGTAGAATCATATCGCAATTTTTACAAAACAAAACAAAAAAGATTTAATATGATATGGTCTAAAAGACCTATACCTAAGTGGTTTAATGGAAACATATAAATTCTACGAATATCGATATACGTTTAAAGGCAACTTTAAACATGCAGCTGAATGTATAAAGGCTGGTTTAAATCTAAGAGGCATGAAAGAAACTGATGGAGAACCTGATCTACATATATACAATCATACAGCAAGAGATTTAGAACCTGATATGCCAGAGAATTCTATTATATTTAAGCCAACAGCTCCTACAAGTAAGCATTTTCAAATATGTGATTTAGGATATGCTAATAGTTCTCGTATTACATTTGAAGAACCAGGATATAACGGTTTTATATGGACAAAGAACATTAGTTGGAGCTATATTGAAAAGATGGTTGAAGATCGATCTAATAAGTGGGATGATTCAATTTTACTTAAGTGGGAAAGAGCTAAAAATGTACCTGACGATCATATACTTATTATAGGCCAAATGCCAGAAGACGAAACTGTTTATGGATTTAGCTTTGGTGATCATTGGAAAAAGATGTGTATGATAATAGATAAACTTAAAAATGAAAATTTAGTTATCAAATTACATCCAAGAATAAGAAAAGCAACTCATATTATAAGAAACTTAAATAAACAAATAGAAAAATGGGAAGATGCTGGTCATACTGTTATTATTGGATTTGTATCAATACACGATGTATTGCCTAAAACAAGATTAGCAATAACTGAAAACTCAACAGCTGGTATTGAATGTATGATGCATGATGTACCTATTATATCTTATGGATATCCTGATTATCATTGGATAACAAAAGATTTAAGAATACTAACAGAACTGCGTGGATATATAAATGATATGTCATGGTATAGTAAAGACGATAGCAGATGCTTTTTGCTTTGGTATATATATTCTTATCTATGTAAAGATGAGATGTCCGCTCATAAAAGACTTGGAGAAATACTAGATGCCAACATATGAATTTAAAAATACTGAAACAGACGAAGTCTTCGAAAAGATAATGTCTTATGAAAGTAAAGTTGAATACTTAAAAGATAATCCAAACATTCAATCACATTATAGTACATTAAATATAGATCATGATGGTGGTAAATCAGTTCTTTCAAGAGCTGGTGATGGATGGAAAGAAGTACAAAATAGAATTAAGAGTGGCATGCCACCAAGATTAAGAGATAATATTAAAACAAAATGAACAACTGGTTATGGTTAATACCTATCATTTTGTTTTTACCATTAGCAATACCAGTAATACAATTTGAATATAATGAATATAAAAAAAGAAAAAAATGAGAAAAGAAGAATTAGTAAAGTTAGTTAAAAGTCTTCGAAGCGAAGATAAAAGTGGAGAAATAGAAGGAATATTTTATGACAGATATGGCGGGAGAATTATCACTGATTCTATTAGGATTGATATGGATGGCGGTAGAATTATATTGGTACAAAAGGGATCAGAAAACTACGAGACCAACAAGAAAAACTGGCAACAGGAGATAAGCTTTAATGAAAAAGACTAAAGAAGAAAAGCTTTTGCAAGTAGCTAATCTATCTCCAGACGAAGACTGGATAGAGAAAATTGTAGATGTACATCCAATGAAACAAGTAGCGATTATGTCAGTAGTACAAGCCGTTATGTTCTTTGGTATGCTAGGTGTTATGGGAGTCACTAATTTATTTTTATGAAATTTATACATGAACCAGTAGATCTTGGCTATTTTGATCTAATAGCGGAAACTACAGATAAAGGTAGACTATATACAGATCCAGATGGAAACAAATATCCATCAATTACTACAGTACTTTCAATACTTTCTGAAGAAGCAATCCAAGCTTGGAGAGCAAGAGTTGGCGAAGAAGAAGCTAATCGTATATCTCGACAAGCAAGCTCACGAGGAACAACAGTTCATAACATAATAGAAAAATATATTGCAAATGATCCTGAGTTTATAAAAGGAGAAATGCCACATAATGTACAAACATTTAAAGATATACAACCAATTTTAGACGAATGCGTCACAAAAGTTTATCAACAAGAAGCTCCTCTTTACTCTAAACATCTTGGTTTAGCTGGAAGAGTAGATCTCGTTGGTCAATGGAAAGGTGTAGATTCAATCATTGATTGGAAAACATCTCGTAAGCTGAAAAAGAAAGAATGGATTAGTTCATACTTTATGCAATGTTCAGCATATGCAATTATGTGGGAAGAAAGAACTGGCCAACCAATTAAACAATTAGTTGTTTGTATTGCTGGTGATGAAGGACCACAAGTCTTTATAGAAGATAGAGATAATTGGACAAAGAAATTAATTGAAACGCGTGCTGAATACAGCAGAAGAAAACTATTTGGGAGATAGAAATGGCAGCAAACTATAAAGGAAGAATCATTGAAACGCTTAAAACATCAGCTAAGGCTAATATTGATAGACACATTATGAATGTTGATATATTAATTGGAAGTCATGCTGGAATAGCAGAGCATCCTGATATGATGGAAACTATTGAGAAAGAATTGCTTGAAGCGGCAAAGTATCAAGATATACTAGATATGCTTAATAGCCACGTCGGCAGATAAAAAAAACTTATAAATAGATATTTACATTTACTAAAAAGTATGGTATAATATATCTATGAAAAAGTTTAACGAGTTTTTAGCGGAAAGAGCAGGCAAAGGTCTTACAATATTTGATATTGATGATACTTTGTTTGTATCAAAAGCTCGTGTAATAGTAAAGAATACAAATACTGGACAAACTAAACCGTTAACACCTATGGAGTTTAATAGTTATAAGTTAAGAAAGAACGAAGAATTTGATTTTGGAGAATTTAAATCGTCTAAAATCTTTTATCAAACAGCTACACCTATTGGCCGTATGGTACAAAAGGCAAAAGCTATAATAAAGAATGCAACTAAAAAAGGTTCAAAGGTTATTGTAGTTACAGCAAGAAGTAATATGGATGATAAAAATCTATTTATTAAGACATTTGAATCACATGGTATACCAATGAAAAACGTATACGTTGAAAGAGCTGGTAATATTAAAGGACCTTCAAGTGCATCAAATAAAAAAGTTATATTTAGAAAGTATTTAAAAACTGGTGAGTATGCAAGAATAAGACTCTTTGATGACCATAAAGAGAATCTTCAAGCGTTACTTGATTTGAAAAAAGAATTTCCAACTGTTGAGATGTTTGCATTCTTAGCAGATATAAAAGGAAGTATTAAAAGGATAACATAATGCCAATAAAATTAACAAAGAGCGCAGTTGTTCGTGATAGAGCAACAGGAAAAACAAAAGTAGAACATGACTATATTAAATGTCATTCTAAAACAGATTTAATCGAAAAATATAATACAGGAAATCTTAAGCCTAAAGTAAAGCAAAAGGTAAAAAATGAACTTGTAAGACGTGGTGGAGTAGTATTTAACTAATGGCTAAACCAAGAACAAGTGGAATAACTGCAATTCGTAAAGGTACTTCAATAGGAAGAAATCCTAAATCAAGAGCTACTATGAATAAAGCTAAAAAAAGAAGTTTTAAAAAATATCGTGGCCAAGGGAAGTAAGATTCCAACCAATACGATACGAATTAGTTGTTCAGTGGATATACCATATGATCATGATGTATTGAATTATGGAGATAAATCTAGAAAGATATTATTAGATTATATTAAAAATGGTGGATATTATGTCGTCGAAAATGGACCGAATAAAAGAAGTACTGGACATAGAAGAGTACAAGAAGAAACAAAAGAAACAGTTTAGAAGAAAGATTCTAAGTATGATTTTAGCAACAGTGTTAATCACTGGAGCAATAGTATTCTGGTTATATTATGGATAAGCATGTAGGCTTTCCTTTACCACCAGAAATGTTTCACCCACATGTATATTGTGTGGCATCAGAAAAAGATGAAGCAATGTGTAAACTATTAGATATACCATTAAGATGTATGGTTTGTAATAAGGTAATAAAACAAGATGAAAAATAAAAATGACATTACAGGTGACTTGATTAGATCTAAGACAGATGGACATCAAGCTTATGCTGATAACTGGGATAAAATCTTTGGTAAAAAGAAACCAGAAATTGCTGTGCGTAAAGAAACACCTAATCATGCTTCTACACAAATACATAAAGATAAGACAAAAGTCATACCGAGAAGGTATAAATATAATAACGAGGAACAAATATGAGTATAGACATAGATCAATTTGATTTCGGTTTTACCGCTGTAGACGAAGATGAGCTTGAAGCGGTACAGAAGACCACAACTAAATTAGAAACAACATCAGCAAAAGCTGATGAAGTTGAAGAAAAGTTAAACAAATTATATAATGCTATATTACCACTTTTAAGTAATTTAAAAGCAAATCCAGAAAAAGATTATATCTATTGGCCAAAGAGAACAGAAAAAGTAGAAGCCTTTGAAGATTTAATAGCAGGGATAATTAAATAATGGCAATACCAAATTCAGGACCGATAAAAATGGGTGGCACCGGAACCAATAGTATCGCTCAAGTCAAAGCAGGCACTGACACTGGTACTCCATCTGCAGTTCAAAATGTATCATTAAGAGGATTATCTGTTGATGGTGTAAATGATTTTCAATACACAGGTGGAGCTAATACAGATATTGCAGTAGCAGGAAGTTCACCAGATCAGACCGCTCCTCATAGAATGTCAGAATTTCGTGGATATGTTCAAACATTAGCTACAACATATGATAGCACTTTAGACGAAAACGAATATTCACAGGATACTAACATTGTAGTACACCCACAACTTAGAATACAATATTTAAGTGGCAATATTAATGTTAAATGGTATCCTGACAGTGAAAATGCAAGTCCAAACTCAGGCACACTTGTTTATCAAATTGTAAACCCAGCTTCTGGATATACTGTAAGAGACTCACATACTGAAACAGGAGATGGGCCTTATGCTTGGACTAGTTCAAATATACAACCAAATGGTTCAGCAGTGTCTATTCCAACTTCAACCTTCTTTACAGATTGGCAACCATCATTTGAATCTGGGAGCAGTTATGACGATGCAGGAACGAATAATTCAGTCTTAACTGTAAGTCTTATTTTTGAAAAATCTGGAGAAACTACATATACATATAACTTCACATTAGAGGTTGAACTCGAAGGTGCTGGTGAAGGTGGACAATAAATAGGAGAGCATTATGTTTTGGAATAGCAAAGACATTGACATAGAACAATTAAAAGAAACACTAAAAGTAGATGAAGGTGTAGTATATAAAATATACAAAGATCATCTTGGCTATCCTACATTTGGAATAGGACATCTAGTTATAAAAGAGGACAAGGAATTCGGTCAGGACGTTGGCACTGAAGTTTCAGAAGATCGTGTAAACGAATGTTTTGAAAAAGACGTACAATCAGTGATCGATGATTGTAAAAAACTACATGATGGTTGGGACGGTTATCCACAAGAAGTGAAACAAATCGTAGCAAACATGATGTTTAATATGGGACTCACGCGCTTGAGCAAATTTAAGAACCACAATGCAGCGCTGCAAAGTGGTGATTGGACGGAGGCTGCCAAAGAAGGCAGAGATTCAAGATGGTACAGTCAAGTGACAAACCGAGCCGAAAGGCTAATGAAGAGACTCGAGGAGATCTAAAACAACCGAAACATAAAGGGAATTTTTGGTGTCATGAGAGAAAGAACTATTTCAAATGGGAAGAGTTCAGAAATTATAACTATAAAGACTAGGAGGATTATATTATGGATATAGCATTCATAGTGATTGGTGGAATTCTATTAGCAGCAGGAATATATGCTGTTTATGATTCCAACAAACCTGCGTCAGGAGTTAGAGCAAGAAATGATAAGGGTCGTTATGTAAAAGACGATCCTGCTACAAAGCACAGGAATGAAGCTTATAAAGATGGTAAAACACCATCTAAGAAAAAAGCTCCAGCTAAAAGAAAACCTGCTGCTAAGAAGCCAGCTGCTAAAAAAGCACCGGCTAAGAAAACAGTAGCAAAGAAAGCTCCAGCTAAACGCAGAACCAGAAAAACAGCAGCTAAATAAGTTGCACTTTAGATTATGAAACATATGATCAAATGGCTGAAGATATCAGCCGCAATCAACGTGTATCTGTCAATCATACTTACTTTTGTTTTAATAGCATTAATGATTGATATTGGTTTGGATTCCTATTGGCATTCAAATGATTTTATAGAACAATTCTTAAAACATAAGAATGATTCTAAGTAAATATACACACACAATTAAATTGCATGTAGGCCTTATTGTGGGTTTACATGCGATTATTCTGTCTTATTATTTTTACGCTTTCTATCTTTTATTTGGTACAATATTAATTGCAGCTGTTATATTTAAATGTATAGTTGCGAAGTGTTTACTAGAAGAGATAGCAAGAGAACAAGATCTGTTATCAGTAATAATAATGGCTAAGTCATTAGATGAACAGGACATGTACTTGTATAAATAATAATTGGAGATAGTATGACAGTTGGTCTACTATTATAATTAAAGCAATGGAGAATAAAATGAAAAATTTATTTACTCTGTTCGCCGGATTAGTTCTTATTACGAATTGTGCTTCAATTGGAAGCGTCGTAGAAGGAACAAAGGAGTTTACAACTGGAGTTGTTGACGGTGCTGTAAAAGGTACTTCAACAGTTGTTTCAGCTGTAGCTTCGGATGTAGTATCCACTGGTGAATTCGTTGTTGAAACAGCTGTTGATGTAGGTAAAACTGCAGTCAATACTGGTACTGGAGTTGTTCAAAAAGCAGCTGCCAAAATCGACGAAGAAACTGACAAACTACAAACTCCTCAACCTGAGGGAAAGTAGCTTGGTCTCTCTTTCCACAATATCCTAAACAAAAAAAGGATATTGAAAAAGAGAGAGTAGTAGTTGGAGAAGCAACTAATGATATAACAGTTATCATTAAAATTGTGAAACGCTACTGTACGCAATATCCGGAAGAGTGCGAACAATAAATTAAAGGGATCTTTTTAGGTCCCTTTTTTTATGTCTTGGCATTCCAGCTATTATAAATAACATTGTTAGAATTTTTTAATGAGGAAAAAACATGGCAAGTACAATTAAACTATTGGGATCAGAGGGCAATTTATCTTCTGCATCTAATGTAGGATTTGCGAAAGTAGTAAGAGTATTGAATAATAAAACATCAGTTCAAGCAATTACTTGGAAAAATGCAGGTGGTACTACTTTAGGTACAGTAACTTTAGCAGCTGGTGAAGTAGCTTATATAGAAAAAGCTTCAACAGATACATTAACAGGTGTTGCAACTTCTCTCGCAGTAGGAGTAGCGTACACTAACTAATATGGAAGATATTTTCCAGCTTATCTCCGATGTAGGATTACCTATAGCAGGAGCATTAGTAATGGGATTTTTCATATTTACTATTATCAAACAAATACTTGAAGGTGTTGTTGATAATATAAAGACGCTAACTATTTTTTGCGAAAGTTTAGAGAACAGAGCAAGAACAATGAGTAATGAAATGGTCAAGATTGACTTACTCGTAAGTAGCGCATTAGAATTAAGACCTGACATCGGCCGAATAGCTCGCGCTGAGAATTTTGTCGAAGATGGTAAGCTTGACGTAAGAAGAGACTAGAATATGGAAATTGCTGATTTAATAGCCAACTATGGCTTTCCCACCGTGATGGTTGTAGGATTAGGATATTTTGTTTACTTTGTATGGAATTTTATAAGTGAGCATTTAGATCCAGCTACTGAAAAAATGCATTTCCAATTAATAAGAGTTATTGATCAGATGAGAATGCTCGATCAAGACTTAATTCGTCTCCAGCAAAAGGTTGACGTGGTATTGGAATACAGAGAGAATGAAAGAAAGAAAAATAAAGAAGATAAGGGAACAAGCTGAAGTATTTACTTTAGTTAGTCTCTTTATAGTATCTATTATGGCTGTTGCTCCTGCTAACGCCACAGAAATTGTACATAAGTTTAAAAATCCTTCCTTTAGTGGACAAGGTACAGCATCTCATTATCTTACAGTAGAAAATCAAGAGTTCTCTCGTAAGAAATCAATAGAAGAAGCATTAGCTGCAGCAGAAAAAGCAGCACAAAGAGAAGCCGATAATACGACATTAGCAAAATTCATTCGTAACTTAGAATCAAGAATATATGCTCAAATGTCGAAACAACTTGTAGAAAGTATGTTTCAAAATGATAATGCCGTAAGGTTTGGATCATTTGTATTAGAAGGTTCAACAGTAACATATGAAGTGATAACCAATGCAGATGGTTCAGAATTTATTAAAATGACTATAGTAGATACCGACGGTACGGAAACAATAATTGAAATCCCAATCGGCAGTGGATATTTCGGGAGCGACTATGGTACGACACCACCTGACGGCGGCTAGTTTAGCAGTCATTATATTACTCTCTAGCTGTGCTCAAATACCAAGATACACAGAAGATCCGACTATCTGTAATCCAGATATGTGGGGTGATCAATATAATCATAATGTAGTTGAATGGGTAAAAGCAAGCGGTAGAGTATTTAAAAAAGCAATGCCATACATCTGTGTTGATGTACCTGAAATTGTTAATATGCCGTCATACTTTCAATTATTAGATATACCACCAGCTGATAAAAAACCAGTTGTAGCAGTTTATAAATTCCAAGACCTAACAGGACAAAGAAAAGCTTTAGATGGTATAGCTTCATTTAGTACTGCAGTAACACAAGGTGCTGATGCTATGTTAATTGATGCATTAAAGAGTGCAGGTGGAGGAACTTGGTTCCGAGTGGTAGAGCGACAAGGATTAGATCACCTTGTACGAGAAAGACAAATTATACGAAGTGCTAGACAAGACTTAGCAAAAGCTAAGGGAGAAGACGAAGCACAAGGAATACAACCAATGTTATTTGCTGGAATGATTATAGAAGGCGGTATTATTGGTTACGATACTAACATCTTATCTGGTGGACGAGGCGCACGGACTCTAGGTATAGGTGCAAGTAGACAATATCGTAAAGATGTTGTCACAATCTCTATAAGAGCTGTTTCAGTTCTGACTGGAGAGGTTTTATTAAACGTCCAAAGTAAGAAGACTATCCTATCTTACGGAAGTGGAGGAGACGTATTTAGGTTTATAGAACAAGGTACGCAATTAATAGAGTATGAGGACGGAGTGGGTAAAAATGAGTCAGTGACATATGCAGTACGTTCAGCTATTGAAGCAGGAGTACTAGAATTAATCAACCAAGGACATGATAGAGGTTTTTGGGTTATAAAAGGAAAAGAAAAATGATAAAATATATATTAGGCCTAAGCTTATTTTTCAGTTCTTTGACTTTTGCACAAGCATCTGATGATAATGAAATTAATATTACACAAGTTGGTGATACATTAACTTTGTATATTGACCAAGTAGGATATGGTAACAAGATTGGACTAGATAATTTTAGTTCATCTTCGTCTGCTTCTCCAATTACTGGTTCTTCATTAACTTTCAATATTGATCAGTTAGGTAACGAGAACTTACTCTTTGGTAAGGTCACAGCAGACTCATCATCATACACTTTAGAGTGGAATGGCGATAGTAATGTTTGGGACTGGATGATAGGACAATCTGGTTCATCAGATAGTTCAAATTTTCTGGTTGATATTACTGGAGATTCAAATACAATGGATTTGGATCAAGGTTCTTTAGCTAGTGCAGAAAGATTAGACTTTGACTTAACAGTGTTAGGTAGTTCAAATGTATTTGATGTTGATGTAGAAACCGATGATGTCACTTGGAATTTTGACATTACTGGTAGTACAAATAATATTAATACTTTACAAAAAGATGGATTCTATCAAGAGATTAATTTTACTCTTGACGGTTCTGGAGCCGATGTAGACATTAACCAATTATCTGGTACATGTCCTACTGGCGTTTCAGCTTGTAAAGGTATTATCACACTTGATGTAGATAGTGAAAATGCAACAATTCAAATCAATCAAAAAGATACAGCTAACGATAGTTAATTTTTTACTCATAGGGTCCGTTTCGGCGGACTCTATCGGGTCTATAGTAGAACAATCAGGTTCTGCTCAACTCAAAAGACAACAAGAAGAAATAATAATTACAGAAGAGTCTCTGCCTGAGATCGAATTGAATGATGTGGCAGAAACAGCGAATGGTAAACTTAAAATAAAGTTTTTAGATAATGCTCAATTAGATATTAAAGAACATAGTGAAGTATTAATTGATGAGATCTATTATGATCCGGATCCTTCACTCTCTAAAATGTCAATGAAATTTACAATGGGAACAGCAAGATTTGCTTCAGGTTCTCTTGGATTAGTAAATAAAGCAAACATTGATATACAAACACCCACAGCCACGATTGGTATTCGTGGTACAGATTTTACAACAACGATTGATGAACTTGGTAGAAGTTTAATTATGTTATTGCCAGATGCGAATGGTGATCCATCTGGAGAGATTACAGTAACAAATGAAGCAGGAGTTATTACTCTGAATCAAGCGTATCAAGCAACAATGGTACAAAGTTTAAATACTATGCCAACAAAACCAGTTACGATTGGTGGTATTACTCCATCAATGATTGATAATATGTTTATTGTGAATCCACCAACAGAAGTAAAACAAGCAATACAAGAACAAGTGGATAATGATTTAAATAAAGATCAAGGAATATTAGATGTTGATTTTTTAGAGTATAATGAATTGGATAAAACCATAGATGATTATTACGAAGAAGATAAAGACTATAATCGTATTGATGTAGACTTTTTAGCAGGCGAATTCTTACCAGATTTATTAGATGTTGTAGAAGAATTAGTAAAAACTAAAAAGGTACTTGGAGACAAACAAGCTTCATCAAGCTCTGGTGGATCGGCTGGGTTTAAACTTGAGGGTGCAACACTCGGTTTAAATAAAGATAGCCAATATAATGTATTCCTTGAAGATGGTGGTATTATATTCTATAGAGATGTAAATGGTATTATTAATCTTAAGTTCGAAGCTGGAGCTGAGGTAACACTTAATACTATTGTTGATGGATATGAAGGAACAATACGAATGAATGGTGGTGATGATATAAATATATACATAAGGCAGGTAAATTAATGAAAATAATAGCATACCTCTGGTTACTCTCATATTGCGCTATAGTATTTGGCGGAGATAATCATGTTCATATAGAACAGGTCAATGGCGGAGATAACGTAGATATTGAGATCACTCAAATTGGATATGATAACGAAATTAAATTTTCATTTGATCATCAAAACAATGTATTTGATTTAAGTCAAACTGGATCCGGAAATTCTATATCATGGGTTTCATATTGGGGACCAGGTAAAGGTTGGGGTGGTGATGTTGATGGTACTAATAATAACGAATCAGTTATGCAATTAAACGGTGCAACCTATGGTCGACATATATGGGGTAATAGTAACGATGTTGATGTATATCAAAATGGAACACATACTCATAACTTAGATTTACATGCAAGTTCAGTAGATCATGACCTATGGCAAGAAGGAAGTGGTAGTCATTACAATCATACTTATTTTTATGGTTCATCATCTTATTCAGATACTAATATAATGCAAAAAGGAACTGGTTCGCATAACTCTCAAGTAACATTACAAGGTTCATATGCAACTACATTAAATGTATTACAACAGGGTTCTGTCAATCAAACATATAGTTTAACACAAAACTGCCAAACAGTTGGTGGTTGTTCAGTATCAGTAACACAAGGAAATTAAAATGGTAGAATGTCCAGAAGAATATTACGAATGTCTTACATACGAAGAATGGGACGAGATAGTAGATATATTTGAAGAGAATGATATGGCAATGCCAGAAGCAATGGGTGATGCAGAAGCGGCTGCAAATTTCGTATGGCAAGTTCTTTTTCTTAATCCATTAGAATTAGTTTATATAGGTATTACTATGACAGTTTTAGCAACTTATGGTTTGTCTATATATTATATGTTTAAAAAAATACAAAAGAAATTTAGCTAATGGCATATTCGAAAGAAGTAGTAGAAAGATTCGAAGGAGTTTTAAATAGTCCACAACAATTTTCAGTAGGACGATTCGATCCTAACGATCCAACAGTTGCAACAGGTATGGCTGGAGCTCCAGCTTGCGGTGACGTAATGAAATTACAATTAAGGCTTGATCCAGGTAACGATAGAATAGTAGATGTAAAGTTTAAAACGTATGGTTGTGGTTCAGCTATCGCAAGTTCTACAATGTTTGTAGAAATGCTTAAAGGTAATACAATAGAAGAAGCAAAACAAATAAAAGATAAAGATATTGCTGAAGCATTAAATCTTCCACCAATTAAATTACATTGTTCTGTATTAGCAGAAGATAGTATTAGAAAAGCTATAGAAGATTGGGAAGAAAAAAAGTATAACACAGTATAACACTTTATGAAATATTTAACAAGCATTTGGACAACTGTTTTATTGGGTATAACACTTTTAGGAGTAAGAGTAGCTGACCCTCAATTATTAGAACAATTTCGTTTAAGTATATTCGATCAATATATACAATCAATTCCAGTAGAACATTCTAACGATATAGTGTTGTTGAACATATCCGAGTCTTCACTCGAAGCCTATGGTCAATACCCTTGGCCACGTCAGAATCACGCAGCAGTGATTTCTGATCTAAGGAATGCAAATGCGGGTATGATTGGGTTCACTATTATGTTTCCAGAGGCTGATAGGTTTGGCGGAGATGAAGTTTTTGCTTCTTGGATTAATGGAAATGGTATAATACTTGCTCAAGATGCAGATGAAAATGGAAGAAGTACTAAAGCGCCTTATGTAGGGTATGCAACATTTGGTTATTCAGGTGATATACTAGACCTTACTTATCGATATAAAGGATTAGTAACTAACATAGAAGAATTAGAGAAACATTCATGGGGAGTAGGATTACTTAATGGTGCGCCAGAAGTAGATAATCAGACGCGTAGGATACCATTAATGTCACAAGTCAATGGAAACGTCTACCCATCATTTGCACTAGAAACGGTACGAGCACTACAGAATAAGAAATCCTATACTGTTAAGTTAAATGAATCAGGAATAGAATCTATTATATTGAGACCGTTTATAATACCTACTGATGAAAGAGGAAGTATCTGGTTGAAATGGAATACACATTTTGATAGTTATGATTATGGAGAACCTTTACCAGACTTAGAAGGTAAGACAGTTATTATAGGAGTAACCGCTAAAGGTATAGCACCTCAGATTACAACTCCAGCTGGACTTCTATATCCTCATCAATTACAGGCAAATGCTCTTCAGACGATAATATCTGATTCTCCGATATCTCGTCCTCAATGGACATATGCTGCTGAGTTAGGAATGATTCTAATTGGGAGTCTGCTGATAGTACTGTCAGTCTATTATCTTCCAATATTGATCGGGCTTGTATCCTTCGTCGGCTCCGCTGCTGCTGTAAGCTACGCTTCCTATTACGCCTGGTACGAATTTTCTATACTCCTCGATTTATCAGCTACTCTAATAATATATATACTTTTACTCACCTCAGCGAGTTTCAATAACTTCTATAAACAATTTGTTTTACGACAACAGATAAAGAAACAATTTGGTACATATGTATCTCCTGACTTAGTTAAACAATTACAAAAAGATCCATCGCTCTTAAAGCTTGGTGGCGAAAGAAAAGAAATGACATTTATGTTTATGGATATATGTGGATTTACACCGATATCCGAACACTATAAGAATAATGACGATCCGGAAGGTCTCGTAGTTCTTATAAATAATTATTTAGATACAATGACTAAAATCGTTTTAAAGAACGGTGGAACCATTGATAAATTCATGGGTGATTGTATTATGGCTTTTTGGAATGCTCCACTTGACTGTGAAGATCATGCTAACAAAGCTGTAAAAACATCATTAGAAATATGTGAGGCAGCAGATGAACTTATTAAAGAACTGGAAGAACAAGGTCTTCCTACTATCGACATTGGTATTGGTATCAACACAGGTACTTGCATCGTTGGAAACATGGGATCCGAAGAGCGGTTTGACTATTCCGTTATTGGAGATGCCGTCAACCTTGGGGCTAGACTCGAAGGACAAACTCGCAATTACGATGGGATACGAGTGCTGTTGGGACCAGAAACATATAGAAGCTGTACAGAAAGAGCATTCTCTGAAGTTGATAGGATTAAAGTTAAAGGAAAATCAGAAGAAGTTACCATCTATACACCTATCCGAACAAGATAAAATTGACCTATATGTTTGGTATGCACTTAATGCATTAGATGTGTATACTACATATGATGGCCTTTCTGAAAGTAATAAGATTATGGAACTTAATCCATTGCTTGGAGAGAGACCTTCTCTTTCAGAATTAATTATATTTAAGACTATAGTGGATTATTATCTCGAACCATCTTATATTCATGATCATGATCCACAGCTCTTAAAAGAGTTAAACATGGTATTAGGTCTTGTAGTCATAAATAATCGTCACGTCAAAAATAAAATAAAATAAAAAAACTTAGCATAAAAGTGTTGATGTTTCTGAAACAACACTATAGTCACATGCCAAACAACACTTTTCTGTCAATTATTTTCAAAAAAACGTTTACAACTGCTCCCAACTAGTGTATAATAGTAAGTATATATTAAAGGATAAGGAGAAAATATATGGCTTATAACATAATCGCAAAAGCAAACTCAGAAAAAGGGCACTACAGTGCTACAAAAATCGTTACATATTTCAGAAATAAATTGGGATATGATTTAGTTCCAGTACAAGGACAATACAACAAATACTGGTTCAGAGCAGTTTATAAAAGAGGCGAAAGATTTGAGTTTTGTGATGGCCCTAAGTACTACAAATTAGTAGTTAATTTAAATGATTTTGGTATAGAGTCAGGTGGTGATCTTAACGGATGGCAAATGGCTGGAAAAATCAGAACTCAATTAAAGGAGGCTTCATAATGGATTGGGGTTTTATACAAGGGTTGGCTTTATTTGCATTGCCAGTAATATTAAAAATTTTAGGAGTATCGTAATGAAAATTATATTTGATGTCGACGGAACCTTAATGGATGTCGAACACAGAAGAAAATTCGTTGATGGAAGTCAACAAGTCGATTGGCCAGCATTTGAAGCTGCTACAGTCGATGATACAAGACATGAGCATATCTTTGAGATAGCTGAATGCATGAAAGATGCAGGTCATTCAATAGTTGTTGTATCAGCAAGAAAAGAAAGACAAAGAGCCATAACTGAAAAACAGTTATCTGCAACCTGTGGTCAATTTTGGGACTTTATGTTCATGAGACCAGATGATAGCTACGAGCCAGATCATGAGTTTAAAGCAAGAGTCTTGGCTGAGTTGATCAAAGCTGATTGGAAACCTGATATGGTTTTCGATGATAGAGACCAAGTTGTCAGTATGTGGAGATCAGCTGGCATCCCATGTTTACAAGTAGCTCCTGGAGCATTTTAATATGGGTAAAATCAGACAGTGGTTTAGAAGATGGCTTGATCGTCAGATCGAGCTATCCTTTCAACGTAAAGCAAACAAAATATTCGCAAAACATGACGTAGAATACAGGGACGGAGACAACACTTGAGCGAAAAGGTGTTAAGAGTGTCAAGTTTTTTCACAAAAAGTGAAAATAATCCTTTACATTTGCGCCAAACTAGTGTATAATATACATATAATTCAGGATAAGGAGTAATTATGAAAAAAGCAATAACGCTAATTAACCAAATCGACCAAATGGAAGATTTGAATGTGATAATCGAAGTTGTAAGAGCAAAACAAAAATCTCTTAGAGCTTCTCTTGTAGCTGCAAAAAAAGCAGCTTTCAATATTGGCCAAACAGTCAATATAACTTCCAGAAAAGGCAGCTTGACTGGAACCATCGTAAAACTCAATCGTACAAAAGCGATTGTAGAAATCGATGGCAGAGAATATAACTGCCCAATCTCTATCATGGAGGTTGCGTAATGAATAAATTAGTAATCAAAACTCAGTATATGGAAAACTACGGTACTGCCGAGAAACCTTATATGAAGTTCAAGGGTGGTAATACTTACCTTATGGAAAACTGTGGTTCTCTTAATGATAACGAAACAGCAACAATTGCTGCACAGGTTAGACCTTATATCACTACTGATTTAATTAGATCAAATGGTGGCTCAGAAGAGTATGTCACTGAATTTAAAGTTGTAGGTCAACGTATTAAAGTTTGCGATGATTGGGAATCACCTACTACATTTCATATTGTCGGCGATAAAGTCAACTTTATGAAAGTCACTGATAACCGTGAAGATGGTTGGATGAGAAAAGAAATCTTAGAAAAAACTGAGACTTGGACTAACAATCGTGAATCTTATAAAGCTTCTTACTTAATGGAAGATGGCGATATTTGCGACACTGAAGCTGAGCTTAAAGAGTGGTTTGAAATCAAGGAGGTAGCGTAATGGAAAAAACAGATCTATTTGACAAGTTCTTGGCTACACTTGATTTAAACGACGAGGCTGAGTATGAATGGGCAGAAAGAATGGAACTATTTGCTGTAGGTATTATTAAAGAAAAAGAGGTAAAAAACGATGAGTAAGTCATTTGAACAACTAAAAAAACAATTGAATCAATTTAAAGAAGAGAAAGAGATGCAGGATATTATTGCTAATCTTGATGCAAGAAAAGCTATTATCAAAGAGCAATCTAAATTGACTAAGCAAGTCAAAAAAGCTGGTAAGCAATCACCAGGTGGTTTGGATTGTTTTAAAGAAGAGAATATGTATCATAGCGAAAAGAATATTGAAAGATATCTTGAAGGTACATCATATATGGATGCGTTCGCTGCATCTAAGTTAGACCAGGAGTGGAACTAATGAAAAGACTTACAGCCATGCAAAGAGCAGTAGCCTTAACAAAAGCAAGAGATAACGCTCAAGATCCAGATTTTAAACTGCTATGGGATCAAAAGTTAAGACAATTAATTAAGTTAGCAGAAGAGGGGAAAATAAGATGAGTCAATATAACGATAGAGTCGAAAAACAAAGATTAAAATTGGAAGCTGAAGAGTGGGCACAAGGAGTAAAATCAATACATGCTCATTCATTAAACTCATTGTTCTATGCAGATGATAGAAACGATGGATCAGTCCTTGACATTCAATATAACGATGGTAGTGTTAAAAGAACAATAGCATCTACAGATGAAGTAGTCATGTTAGGAAAATCTTTACGAGGCGAAGAGCTTATAAACGAGTACGTAAGAAATACTTAAAATTAATTCACAAAAACAGTTTACATTTAACTGAAACTATGGTATAATATACATATGAACAAATACTTAATCGAAACAAATAGACATATGGGCGGTATACAAAAAGTATATAAATTTCCTAATGGCTATGGTGCAAGTGTAATACAACATAGAGGCTCCTATGGATATCAAAAAGGTCTATGGGAAGTTGCTGTTTTATTACATGGTGAGCTTTGTTACGACAGTGGTATTACTGAAGATGTCATGGGACATTTAAACGATCCAGAAGTGGACAATATATTAGGTAAAATATTTAGATTATGAAAAAAACAAAAAGAAGTCCAGTGAGTACTCTAACTCACTCAACCCGAGAAGTTGCTATTCATTTCCTTGCATGGAGAGAAAAGCAAAAACAAAAATCTATGATAGGACACAATGGAGGTCCTAAGTAATGGGTGCAACTAATTTTTATATGGGATCACTAAGGTATTCACCTTGTGGCCGTAAGAGAAAGAATCACGCTTTAAATTCAGTCAAGAAAAGTAAACCCGTATTTAAACCTATGAAACCAAGTCAGTCTCAGCTCGATAAACTCAGAGCGAGGCAGCAAAAACAATACAACTCATTGATGGAAGAATACATGAAAAATGGTACCTATCATGAGATTGCTAGTGATTGCACTAAAAAAGAAGCTCCAGTTTATACTGGCACATTAGTTAAAGGTATTGCAACAATGCATAAGTCAAATGCTGTACCAGTTATTTCACAACAAGAAGCTGAGGATATCAGCAAGATGAGGAGAAACTAATGGAAGTTTTAGTTTACACTGCCATAATAGCATTTGCTATTGGTGCAATTTATTACATATTTTTAGAAGGAGATGATGATGTATAATTTTGAAGATATAATGATTAAGCTTGATGATATGGAAAAAAAGCTTGATGAGTTAATTGAACGTTCATATAGTTATAAGTATTATTCAACACATATGAATACTATTGATGATATTGAATATAGAGCTGAAGTCTGTAAAAGAAACGACGGAGTTTGGTGTGTAGAAAAATTTATAAATGATAAGTTAAAAATGGTATCACCTATGGGTATACATAATGAATCATATGCTGAAGATGCAGCAGAAAATTTTGTATTCCAAATAGGAGCTAAATAAATCAAAGGTCAGGGCTCATTAACGCAACTCCTTATCACCGCGGAGTCCTGGCCACCTTTTATTAAAAATAATCGTTTACATTTGATAAGGAATGTGGTATAATATATCTAAACATATATAAGGAGAAATATGGCAGCAAGAAAAAAGAAAAGAGGACCAAGTTTAGACGATAAGTATCTTGGACCAGAACCAATCTATACATCAGAATCTGATTTTACAAGCTCAGCTTGGACTCACGGTGCTCACTGGTATAATTACTTTTATAAGACTAAAGATTATATGCCAACAACATATCAGTTTGCTGCTGATGTAATGGGATATGATAAAAAGAAAGTATCAGTATTGAAAAGACTTAAAGATTGGAAGTTTATGAAAGTCAATAAGATTATCAAACTCTATTATAGAGGCTGGCAATACGATGATGTAATGATTCAAAAGTGTAAAGACTTTATTGATGAACTTTATAAAGAAGGTCTTACTCTTAAAAAGATTGAAGAAAAGAAAAAGGCTGAAGTCAAAGTTATAACTCCAGCTGAAAGAACTCGTTTAAAAGTACTTGATACTATTTACGCTGAATGGGATGAAGATATTGTTGAAGGCTGGTTAAATGGAGACTTTACAAAGAAATTCAGTGCATACAATCGATTTAAATTACATGGATTGAAAGGTAATGCAATAAATATATTCAAAGGCATGCTCGAACAAGAGTATGATTTAATCAAAGAAGCTTATGAAAGAACATGCGATCAGTGTGTAGAAGCTTATTCACATTATTCAAAAGGCGAAAAGAAAAAGATCTTAAAGCAGTTTGAAGATGTGTTTGCTGATCTTGAACGATTAAGAGATTCTTTTAAAGCTACTCGTATACCTAGGACTAAAAAGCCTAAGTCATCTGATACTCAAGTTGCTAAGCTTAAGTATTGCCAAGAAGATATTGATTCTAAATTGACATCAATTAATCCAATACTCATACCAACTAAACATAAGCTATATATCTATAATACTAAGAATAGAAAGCTTATTGAGTATGTGACTTCAGCTGTAAGTGGATTTGAAATATCAGGTACCACGATTAAAAACTTTGATAAAGATTCGAAACAGGCTACATTACGTAAACCTGATGAGATACTACCACTCATTCTTAATAAGACTGAAAAGCAAATTGAGAAAGTGTGGGAGACAATAACAACTAAAATTGATAGCCCTACAGGCAGAATTAACGCTGACTGTATATTAATGAGAGTATTCTAGGAGGAAATATGTTATCAGTAGGAGATAAGTTCCCTGCATTCTCACTGCAAGGAATTAACGAAAAAAATGAATTTGTGAGAGTAACGGTTGAAGAAGGTTATACACCACTCAAACATGATTGGTCAATAGTCTACTTCTATCCAAAGGACTTTACATTTATCTGTCCAACAGAGATCGCAGGTTTTGATAACCTAGTAGATCATGCAAATGTAATTGGTATCAGTGGAGACAATGAGTTTTGTAAGTTAGCGTGGAAAGAAGACAATCAATTGATTGGTAATATCCAGCATACTCTTGCAGCTGATTGTGGACTTGGTTTAAGTCATAAACTTGGTATTGTTAATGAAGAAGAAGGTGTACCATACAGAGCTACGTTTATCTTTGATAGAGATAGAACAGTACAACACGTATCGGTAAACGCTTTGGATACAGGTAGAAACCATAATGAAGTTTTAAGAACCTTAAAAGGTTTACAAGCTGGTGGCTTAACTGGATGCGCATGGGATGAAGGAGAAGACTTTGTCGGATAATCCATTAGATCAAAAGATCATGACTAAGAAGAGATTCTCAGCAGCTGTTGAGCATCTTGTAGCTAATAATAATATGTCATACATCGATGCAGCATCTTATGTTGTTGAAGAAAGAGCTATGGATTATAAGAATATGAAAAAGCTGCTTACTGATTCTCTTAAACAAAAGATTGAAGAAGAAGCAGCAAGCTTAAATCTTATTAAAATCAAAAGGACTAATAAATTACCTTTATGAATGATCCTTTTGAGTCTTACAAATTATATAACGCGCTTAAACTCCATTTTGAAACAGATGGATATGATGCGATTAAATATCATTTTAAGACTTCAGTAAAGCCTACATCATTCTTTAAACGAAAGGATAAGTTCTTTTTTGCCAAGTTAGCAAAGACATATGAGAATGAATTAAAAGAATTCTATATAGCTAACTTTAAGAACGACGTTAAGTATGTCGGTGATATGCTTAATGAAGGTGGCGAAAGATATTATAGAGACCATAAAAAAATTATGGAATCTTTAACGTATCAGTTTCAAACTGATATAAATAAACTTAATGATATGGATGTATCGTTTGATTCTCTTTTAGAAGCAGAAGATAACAATCATCCATTGATTATAAAGCTTTGGATGCAAGAAGAAATAGTACTGGAAACAGTCGTCATCTTGGATTCAATACTTGGTTTTGTAGAACGTGAAAACAAAAAGATTACGGACACTATTATTTGGCCGGACATCTATAGAAAGATTATGAAATACAAACCATTTGTAAAGTTTGATAGAGATAAATGTTTAAATTTATTAAAAGAAACCTTTACAAAAGCCACGTAATGTGGTATAATATATTATGTATAAAGTGGATAATTCAGTAATACAGTGTAAATACAGGAGAAATATATGTCACTAGAAAATCTAAAGAGCATGCGAGGCTCGTCAATCGACAAACTCGTAAAAGCAGCAGAAGCGGTATCAACAGCAAAAACAGAATCTAATTCGTATGATGACGATCGTTTTTGGAAACCGACGAGAGATAAAGCAGGAAACGGTTATGCCGTAGTCAGATTCCTACCAGCCAGAGAAGGTGAAGATCTTCCTTGGGTAAGGTACTGGGATCATGGGTTCAAAGGCCCTACTGGCTTATGGTACATCGAGAACTCTTTAACATCTATTGGACAACCAGATCCAGTGAGCGAATCAAATGGTTTACTTTGGAACTCTGGTCGCGATGAAGATAAAGCTCTTGCTAGGGAAAGGAAAAGAAGATTGCACTATGTATCTAATGTGCTAGTCGTCTCTGATCCCGACAATCCTCAAAACGAAGGAAAGGTATTCCTTTATAAGTTTGGTAAAAAGATCTTTGATAAGATTATGGACGTCATGCAACCTCAGTTCGCTGATGAAGATCCAGTAAATCCTTATGATTTCTGGGAAGGCGCTGACTTCAAAATCAAAATCAGAAAAGTAGAAGGGTGGGTCAACTATGACAAATCAGAATTTGCTACTGCGTCTGCCTTACACGGTGGAGATGAAGCAAGACTTACTGAAGTCTATGACAAACTCTATAGCTTACAGGATTTCTTAAAGCCTGAAAACTATAAAACTTATGATGAATTAAGTATGAAACTCAATAAGGTATTGGGAATAAGCGCTGGTCATGCACCACAAGCTGATCCATTCCAAGCTGAGCCAAGTACTCCAGCTCCAGCATTGACTGCAGAAGATAACCACTTCGAGTCAGCTCCAGCTGCTTCAGCCGAAGAGGATGATACATTAAGCTATTTTGCTAAACTAGCTAAAGAAAGTTAATTAAATTTGATTTTCGGAGGGGACTGAATGGTCCCCTTTTTTTTATCTGTTAGCTAAACCTTCAGTTATAGAATCATTAGCTGAAGAAGTATTAAATACATAACTATCTCCACCTCTTACTTGATCACCACCTCTGATTACATTTGTATTAGCTCCGCTTGTGTCTAGTCCATCCATTTTTAATATAGCATTTTCTACTGACATAGTATTAACAACTAATCCATCCATTTTTGAAGGTATAGTCATTGTAGGTCCACCTTCTATATCTAAAGAAAGAGCATTTTTTAGTTTATTAATATTAATTACTGCTTGATCAATATCACCGCCTAGATTATTAAGACCAACAAACTCTTCTTTGAATATAAAGCCTTCAGAACCACCTACTAGAGCAAGTTCTAATACTTTACTTGCTTCATATAATTCTTCAGCTAATTTTTCTGCGTCAAAATCAAGACTTACATTTGTAAATTTAGTCAATGCATCAGCAAAAGTCATAAATGCGTCTGCACCAGCTTGAACTTGATCTGCATTTTCGCCAAGAGTTATTGCTTGATCAATAGGATTTTTATTACCAGTAAAAAAGTCTAAAACACTAGCACCTAGACCTGCAATTGCTCCAAGACCTTTGCTACCTGCAAAGAGAGCTAACCCACCTGATAAATGAGCTAAAGCTGCAGCTGCTCTCTTAGATCGATCTTCATCTGCTCCCTCTCCTATAGTTAATAAAACATCGGTTTCTTCTTTTATGCCTGTAGCAAAATTACCACCGAGATTTAAGAATTCAGCAACTCCTGCAGCTCCTTTAGTAACTGCAAAGGCTCCAAGACCAGCTGATATGCCACCCATAACAGCTAAAAATCCAACGGTGTCTCCAGCAACGCCAGGTAAGTTTGGTATTTCTAAGAGTGTTTCAACTTCTTTTTTAATATCAGCTGCAAAATTATCACCTCTTGTAAAAAAGTTTACGCTCTCTGCAACACCTGATCCAGATTTACCTATAGCAAATGCAACTAAACCAAGTCCAAGAGATGACATGGTAGCTATAAAATCTAATTTTTTACCATCAGCATTTGACATGTCAATTGAGAGTAGAGTCTCAACTTCTTTTTTAATTCTTTCAGCAAAATTATCTCCTGCTGCAAATTTATTAATAGCACCTCCTACGCCATCAGTAGCTTTACCTATACCAAATGCCGCAAGTCCTAATCCAATACCAGTCATTGCTAATCCAAAGCCCGCACCCTGACCTAAGAAACTAAGAGATCCACCCTGTAATTGACTAATACTTAAAAGAGTAGTTACGTTATCGACTACTTTATCTGCCCAACCTTCTTCTAAGAATTTATCAACAGCAGCATTTGTTGCTGATCCAATACCAAGAGCTAAGAGTCCTACACCTATGCCTGTCATAGCAATAGCTAATGATCCACCATCTAAAAGTAAATTACCACCTTTATCTTCAACCATTTGATTAATACCAACAAGAGTTTCAACATTTTGTGCTATTTTTTTAGCATCTATTTTTTCAAATGCTTCAATAAGCTTAGGAGCTGTATAAAAAACTGCTGCAATACCTACTCCTATTCCAGCAGCAGCTATACCTGCTCCAGCTAATATACCACCAAGCTTACCTAATCCTCCACCTCGACCTTTACGCGATTCTTCACTATTAGCTTGTGCAGTATCTTTTGGAAGATTTCTTAATTCATCTCTTATTTCTTGGAATAAAGTTGTTCTTTCTCTTGAATCTTCTTGACCTTGAAGATTATTTGAATCAATCATTTCTTGAAAGTTTTCAAACCCGAACGCAGTACGTTCCTGAAGACTTGATAAAGTCTTTGTCATATTTTTTAATTCTAACAAATGCCTACGAGTATTTCTCTGATCTTTCTCTATTTCACCTTGCGACTTATTATTTTGTTGCATTAATGCAATAAGATCTTGTATATCGTTTTTCTCTCCTAGAGGTTTTTTTGGTTCATCTGCCATGATTGATCCTTATCTTTTATTTACCAAACGCTTTTCCAGCTTCTGATATACCAAATGCACCAAGTGTTACTACCACAAATGATGTATATATTGTTTCAGAAACTTTTAAATCCATATCCCATACAAGCGCCGTTACTAAATCAGTAATTCCAAACACTGTCATGAGAAAAAATGATATAAAACCAATGATTGCTTTTTCATTGATATCATTATCGTCTAAAAATAAGTCCATGAATTTACGCTTAGGTGGGGACAATTGATCCCTAGCCTTGCGAGCTTCTTCTTGCATGTCTTTGATCTTATCTTCTTGTTCATCAAGCTTTTCGATCATAGCCATGTACTTATCTAAATCGATTTCGACTTCATTTCTGCTGTTATCTGTATCAGCCATTATCTTCTCCTTCTTCTATTATTCATAGTTGTTATTTTTTCGTTCTCTTCTTTAATGTGCTCTTGTAGTAAGGATAAATATATCTCCCTCTCCCACGGCATCATATTTTCTAGTTCGCTTAAACTATAGCCATGATGTTGCATTAAAGCAAAGTTAGTTTGGTACATATTGGCCAAACTATCATGTGAGAGGCTTATGTAAAAAAACTATTAAGTCCTCTTAATTCAACCTCTTGCGTTTTACCGCATTTACAATCATATGAGCTCTTATAATATACTGCTGGTATTTCTAAAAAAAAGCTTTGAACTTTTCTAAATTGTTCATTATTTAAGCTTTCTATAAATGATTTGATTTCGTCTTCTGATTCATTTTTTAAATCATAAACATTATCATTGTCAAATATACCATCAATACATTTTAAGATGAGTTCCATTACACCATCAACTTGACTTACGTTTTCAAAATCTAATCCGCTAATCAATTCTAATGATGGATATTTCATCTCAACTCCAACACCGTTATCTTCATCTAATATTATTACACGATCTTGGTTCTGATTTATTATCTCAATATCGTCAACATTAATAGTGATTGGTGTCATATTATCACAATCTTCTTCAGCACATTTAATCTGTAGATTCATATTTTCTCCTACAGATTTTGCTCTTAATTGTAAGAACAAGTACTCAATATCAAATACAGTAAGCTCATCTAAATTATCTAAATCATAACAATCTAAAATAATATTTCTTACTGCGTTACTAATTTGCTCTATATCATTTGATTCTAAAGCAACCATTAATACCTTTTCTTCTTTAACAAGAAAAGGTCTCATACTAATTTGTTTCTTAGTAGACGGTAAAGTTACCATATACTTAGGAACATTCAATTTTGGCAAAGCCATAATATTCTCCTATATTAATTAACCAAATATATCTAAAGCCGCTCTAATAGCAGAACCAGTAGAACTTATAGGTCCTTCTGGTATATATTTGTCGTAACTCATTGTTACACTTAGTTCTTGGATCGAGTTTTCATTCTCGTTCCCCAAAGCTACTGACGATACTGTAGATGGAAAAGCATTTATAAGCTTTATACCATATATCGGAGTATTCTGTTCATCGACTTGTTGTATAATTACATCAGCTGTCGATTCTTTTTTATAACCAACGGTATAACTCTCAAGGTTTACCACTACGTCTAACCAACTATCAAACATAGTTTTAACGTAGTAATCATTAGTTATTAAAAATTTTAATGTGACCTCATCATCTATAACTGTATAAGGTACTTTTACTGATTGTTGATGCGCAATATAATCAATAGTAGCTATTTGTCTGCCTGGAAGTTCAGCACCTGAGCAAAGAATTGATATATCTCTTGGATCATTAATTAAATTTTTAGCTGAAAAATTACCAGACAACAACGAACTAAAAATAGTTTGCGGATTTAAATTTAACAATGACTGAGTTGGTGGAGTAAATATTACATTATACCTATTAGCTTTTGCTAATCCACCCTTTTTACTGATTGTTGATTTGAGATCTTCTATACTTGACATTAGCTTCTCGCAATTTTAAGACTTTCTGCCCAAACGGCTGTCTTACCTTTCTTTCTAAATTGTTCTACTGGTAAGAATATAGCAATCTCCCAATCCGTCATTGGTACTCTTGCAAATTGAGATGCTACATGTTTACCTAAGTAGTGTTTAAAACATGGCTTAAATTCTTTATATTTTTTAACACCTGTTAATAAATTATATCTTAATTTAGTCAGCCGTGAATTTTCTTTAGCTTTTGCTGGCCCTAATGCCATAAGCTCATCAAGAAAAGCAGCTCTTACATTATAATTTAAGTAATGTAAATTTAATCCATAGAATCCACCAGGAGCTCCATCAACCATAATTGTTAACGGAAATCTATCGTAGTATGGTAAATCAGCTTTAAACTTTGGATCGTAAAAATACATATACATATTACCACGAATATTACGTGATGTTCTTTCTAATGCATCATCTTTTAATAAACCTTTACGACTGATCGCTAAATTCTTTACATTCTTTCTAAACCACTTTTGCGATTCTTTTGTACGTGCAGTTACGCCAGCTCTTTGAGCTCCTGCTTGTAATGTGTCAAATAAACTTGCCATGTTATATGTATTTATAAGACTTTATAGGAGCTTTATGCCTAGATTTTTTAAAGTTTCTTCTGTCCAGACCTGAAATTTCCATCCCTTATATTCAGCAAATTCACTTGCAGCTTCCCATTTGTCTTGGTTTTTTGCATATGTTATTACCTCATTAATATATTTTTTTGTCTTACGACTACGTTTTTTAGGAGGAACGGTTTGATTTTTTGGTTTGATTTCGATAAGATATGTTTTTTTATCATCCATTTGTATTAATAAATCAACAAAATATCGATGTAATTTTTTATCAAGAGTAGATTTATATGGTACAACAACTTCTTCTGAGTTCCACATTTTGACTTTCGGATTATTTTCGCACCACTTGAATGCTTGTCTTTCCCATAAAGAACGGTATACTACCTTACTTGGATCGCCAGCATACTTTTCAGGCTTCTTTATTTTGTATTTACCACTGTAACTCATATAAATAACTCTATAGTTTATTTTATTTATATAGGAAAATACTATGGCTGACGACCAAACAAATGTAGAAAACGAAGAACAAGAAGACGAAGAGCAAGAACAACAGACGTATGTATTTCCAAGTGCATTAAGATCTCTTGTAGACGACGGTCATCCTTGTATACAATTTACAATAGTTCAGAAAGATGGACCATTTCCAACTGATATATTTCTTTATCAGCCAATAGGTATTGCTGTCTCTGATGGAGCAACCTATACTAATTTAGATACTGGACTTGTAGGAGCGGGACTTAAATTTGCGACAGGAGATGCGACAGGTAAGAGAGAGCTTACTCAAGCTGACGCGATAGCAGGAGGATTAATTGGTAAAGATGCACTTGCGGGTCTTACAGGCTTTGATATTGCTAAGGGCGGCGCAGTCGGAGCTCTTAAATCGGGAATAGCAGCAAATCCATATACAAGAGTTGCATTTGAAGGAACTAATGTAAGAACATTCGAATTTAATTTTAAATTAGTTCCGGAATCTAAAGAAGAAACAGAAATCGCTAAAAAAATTGAACGTACGTTCAGAAAATTTTTATATCCAAAGAGAGCTGGATCAATTGCTTTATCATATCCTCCATTATTTAAAATAAAATTTTTCGTAAAAGGAAAAGAAAGTCCATATATGCCAAAAATAAAACCAGCATACTTAACTTCTTTACAAGCAACATTCAACGAAACATCTAATGCAGTCTTTACAGGGACAGGAGCTCCAGTAGAAGTATCATTAGCTCTTGCATTTCAAGAAGAACGTCAACTTGTACGTCAAGATCTCTATCCAGATGATCAAGATATCGAAGAAGCCGACGGATTTTTTCAGGAGTAAATAAAATATGTCATTTTTCAAACAGTTTCCAAGAGTAGAATACGACTTTAATCGTACTGGAGTGAAACAAAACATGGTCGATTTGTTTCGATCTGTTCGTCCGTTACCGTCATTTCTCGATAACTATTCAGCATACAAATTCTATGAGATAAAAAATGGAGAAAGACCTGATATTGTATCAAGAAGACTGTATGGTACCTCACAATACTATTGGACTCTCTTTGTTGTCAATGATTTCTTACATGACGGCTATCGTTCATGGCCTCTTTCGCAAGAAGACCTATTCGATTACATAGAAAAAGAGTACGAAGGGTATGTCATTGAAACAAATCCAGTGATTGTACGTGATACAGATGGTCTGATTACTGAACATAGGAATAGTCTTTCAGGGAGATTTTCACTTGGAGAGACTCTTGTAGGAGGAACAAGTGGCGCACGTGGTACTCTTGTTCAAAAAAATATTGATATGAGTCAATTAGTCATACAAAATGTAACAGGTGGAGCATTCATTGGATCAGCATTAGGACAATCAACAACAGAATTGATCGTTGGTCAAACAACAGAAGATTCAGTATCAACCTATAATGTATACAAATATGCAGAAGCTCCTTATTACTATTACGAAACAGATGCATCTACTCGAATTGAAAGAATTAGTGTTACTGCAGGCGGTTCTGGATATAGTTCAGCGCCTACAATAACAATTTCAGGCAATGGTTCAGGAGCAGCAGCTGTTGCAACTGTTTCAAATGGAGAAATTATATCGATAAGAGTTACAGACAAAGGCTCAGGTTATACTTCATCTCCAATAGTATCTATCACAGGTGGAGGAGGCTCTGGCGGAACAGCAAAGGCTATAATAAATCCAGCTGCTAAAAAACCAGTAACAAATTCAAATCATATTGTAGGAGGAGTCGATCCATTAGGTCTTTCATATATATCAAATCGTCAGCATGTCAATGATGAAAACGATAAGAAGAGTTCTATAAGATATGTCGATCCTGCGTATATCAATGAGTTCGTAACAAAGTTCGAAGCCCTCATCAATGAGTAAATCATATAATCTTACTGTCAATGAGATGGCAGCGTCACCCAAAGCGTATAGCGTAACGACAGCTGAGTTTCATTCGAATAACGGATTAGTAGTAAATATCAAAAACATCGTAAAAGATATCAAAATCATTGAGTCAATCTATAATAGTAGCCTTACAATAAAAATTTTCATACTCGATTCCATAGGTCTTATAGACTACTTAAAAATTTCTGGGAATGAAAAGATCACTCTTGTCATTGAAAGGAAAGACATAGTATC